AGATTTTATTAGAAGTAGGGCTGGGAGAGGGAATATGTAAGGGTTGTGTGGGATTATTTTATGTGGTATTGTGGACAGGTAGTAAGTAATAGGTGGAAGATGGAATTGGAAAAAAGTTAAGTTTGGATTGATTTTAAGTTTTAGGAATAATATTTCTTTAAAATTGTTTTTTGTTTTTTAAGGATTTAGTATGTCTCTGCTTTATAATTTTTTTATTACTGTAAGATTAAAATGTAGCTATACAGAGAGTTACATTATTCAAGGTGTAGATGTAGAAGAAATTGCATCTTTTATTTTTAGAGAAAATGCGATTCTGTATTTAAAAAAATCTTCTACAGAAGATTTTGATTGTTTCAGAAGTTCTGAAGTTGCACTTTTAACAATTTTAAGATTAGAAACTATAGAATCTGAAGCTACTCATCCTGTACAAGCAGATGTAAAAATCTTACCTAAAAATAGTCTTTTAGGCAGGATTAGTAAATTTGGTGTTACTGACAATTTAAAATGTTCTTAGGAGATATAAGATGGAAGAATTGAATAATTTTAAAGAGAATAACTATTTAGATGAAAAATCTAGATGGGGAGTTTCTGATCTAGGAATATCATCATTGAGATCTACTTTAAAATCAATTGACGGATTTGATAGACTAAAAGCAAAAGATCATTTAGAAAAGTTTATAAATATTTTAGTTAGAGTTACAGAGGAAAATATGAAAAATAAATCAAAAAATTTTGAACCTAATCCTACTTGTCCAGCTATTAATTTTCCTCATTTAAAAATTTTTATTGTTACTATTTTATTTACAGATGGTTCCATAGAAACTTATACTATGAGGGCAGAAAGTAAAAATGAAATTTTTGATAATTTTGTAGATATGAAAAAACAGAAAAATTGTTTTTATGAGATTAAAAGGAGATTTTCAGATGCTGTAGATTGTTTTAATGTTGATACTGTTTACAGATTAACTGTTGTTGGAGAATTGAAAAATGATGAGTGAAGAAATAAAAGATTGTCCTTTTTGTAGCTCTTAATCTTTTATCCATACAAGGTCAGCTTATGATTATGGCTATTATGTAAGTCATGTTGAATGCTCTTTGTGTGCTACTAAGACTAAAGAGATTATTTGTATGGATCCTAAAATTTCTGAAAAATAGTTATTGAAATTTGGAATAAGAGAATTTAATATGTTCAATAAAGTTGTTTTACTTAAAATTGAATTTAAGAGTGAGGAATTTTTAAATAAGTTTATTGAATATGCTCCTTTATTGAAAGGATATTTTAAAATGTTTGGTATAATCAGTATTGGCTTATCTGTACAAGAGAGATCAGCACACACTGTAGACTATATTATTTATGATGATCCGGTAGTTAAAAATGAGTAAAATTGATGAGGTGTTACATATCTGGCAAAGAAGTTTAGATGAATGTGAGGATAATTTGCTAGTAACTCAGCAAAGAATTACTTACTATACTAAGCAGATTCAAGAATGCCACAAAATATTTTTCTTGATAGACCTCAGATTAGCTAAAACTGTTGATCAAGTCAACGGTGTTTATGTTAATCTAGAGAACAGAAAGCAGATGCCAAATTTGTTTAATTTTTACAAAAAACTACGTTTAGCAGTTATACAAGATAAGACTTTTTTACAGGTAAATTATTCAATTAGTGAAAACAAAGGAATTAAAAATGATTAAAACTGGCATATTTCTAGACAGACAGCAAGAAATGAATAATTTCTTTTCTAAGCATTTTGGTTTACCTTTTCAAGAATGTAATGAGGATGTTTATTTTAATTCAGATGTTTTTGATTCTTTGAATAAGATGTCTGAGTCAGAAAAATTAAAATTACATGAGGACTTCTATATAGGAACATTGTTTATCTCTATTGCAGAATTAAGTTTTTTATATAAAATTGAAAGACATTCAAATAAAGATCATAATTCTCTTGTAGAAGATAGATTAAAAAAGATGGTTTATTCTTTTTCTTCAGAAGGTATTAGATATTTTTTGAATATGAAAAATTTAAAAAATATCTTTTTTATTAATTATAATTTACCAGAACCTCAAAGACCTAGCAGTTTTAATGTTATAAAAATGGCTAGGTGTTTAGGTTACACTTTAGTAGATCCTATGGCAATTAATGATATTGCTACTATGAGGATGGATTCTTACGGTTCTGAAGAAGTAAATATCTCTTGTAAGGGTATTACGATGATTTTTAGTATCTCTACTTTTAGATGGAGCTATCAAAATATTCATAGTTTTAAAAGTATTCTTAGATTGAATCTATCAGAAGATGTTTTAGCTACACCTAATTACATTACAGTAGAAGAAAAAGTTAGATTTATTTTGAAGAGAAAACCTAAATCTAATCTTGAAGATATCTCATTACGTGTAAAAAAATTTCTTGAGTTTTTAGATTATCCTTATTATGATGTAGATGGAGAACTTAAGTACCTAGATACTCAAGAGTTTTTTGAACTTATTTCTACTTACATTTATAAATCAAGGTTTCATAATGCAGTTTAATTATACATCTTTTACTAATTTTGAATATATAATTGATCGTTTAAAAGATTTAGATTATACTCAACCTGATATTCCTATTGGCTATCCTTCTGTAAAAGACGTTTGGCATAGATGGGATGCTGATAATTTTGAATTTATTCCTGTTTCTTCAGTTCCAGCAGGGACTATAGTTACAGATGTAGAATCTGTTAATAGTAACAAAACATTAGCTCTAGCTTCTGCTTTTCATTTAGAATTACGAACTTGGTTTGTATTTTTTGCTAGTTCTAAAGGAGAAGGTTTAATTAGGTTTGAAGATGAAACTTTAATTGCTGCCCATAGAGTTTGTTTTGAAATGAGTTTTATAGCAAATACTTATGATCCGATTACTTATGTAAAAGGTATTTGTACGCACTCTCTTGCTTCTTTAAGATTACATCCATTGAAAGAAGGATTAATGAGATCTAATCCTAAGATCCCTTGGTTTAAGGAATCTTCTTTGTTGGATCTTGCGGGATTGTATAATCATTTTACTGGAAAAAAAATGGATAAGTCTTTTGTCCAGATTTTTATAGATTCTGATGAAGAACAATGGCTAGATTTAGATTTCTCTAACACTGTAATTAAAAAGTCTATAGAGAAACAAAGGAAGAAATTAAAGAAAGAAGGTTTATCAGAAGAAGAAATTTTAAAGTTAGCTCCAGATGTTATTTACGAAGGGGATGAACATATCATGCAAGCGTTTAGGTATAACTACCTTGACGTAGCAGCTACAGTATGTATTATAGAGCCTATCTTAGAATTTGAGATCAACCCTTATGTGTTTTTAGGGTTGTTGCATGGTAGTACTCCTATCATGTATTTAGATTCTCAATGGTATTCCCATATTCAAGCAATTGAGGATCTGTACAATCAAATTAAGGAAGATTTGTTATTGCAAGCTGAAAAAATACAAAGACTTCATATTGAAACTTCAGGATCTTGGGATGGCCAAGATTGGAATCTATGGACAAAAGCAGCAAAATTGAAAGCAGGATTACCTAAATGGTTTGATCCTAAAAAAGTTGGAATTACTAGAAAGGAAACTGCAATAGCTTTAAGATTGCATTGGTTAAATAAACCATTGAAAAGAATTGAAGCTATGAATCCTGATAAGCCTGGAGATAAAGAAAAACTCTATTGGCATACTTTAGAATCAAAAGAAGGAGATGTTTATGAAGAAGTGATGGGGGAAAATAGAGGAGCTGAGATTTTTGATAATCCTACTAATATCAGTGGGAAGTTTAAGAATATTGTTTCTTTTTTTGGTGCTAAATTTGAGATTTATTGGAAACAAGGGATACTAACTTCTAGTTTAGCTGAAGGACAAGAATTAATTCAAAAACAAGTTTCTACAACCTTTTGGACTTCAATAAGAACTAGATTACTTTCTCTTTTCATTAAAAAAATCCACGGAAATTTAATTACAATTCCTAGACCTTCTTTAGCTGCTGCTGTTAGTGGTAGAAGTGTGGATCGAGTTTGGTTAGTGTTGAGTAAATTGATTCCTACAAAAGTTGGATCAGAAACACAAGGATTAGTTAAAGCACCTTCAGGATGGAAGTTAGTTAATTTCGATTTAGATTCTTGTCAGCTTCGTATTTTTGCTGTAATGTGTGATGCAAAGTTAGCTAGAGAACTTTGTGCTAGAAAGACAAGTTTATTACAAACAGAATTTTCTAAAGCAGCTATTTTGGGAGATAAAAAGAAATTTACTTCTATTGCTCATGAAATAGCTAAATCTGCTGGATATGATGCCAATGATCCAGCTAACATGGAAAAAGGATACCTGGTAGGAAAAACTACACAATTTGCAGCTTTATTTGGTGCTTCTGCAAAGAAAATTGCTAATATTGCAGGTGTAGCTCTATCTTTGGCTACTTCTATGCATGAAGGGTACAAGGGAATTAGAGATCGTACAGGTAAGTTTTTTGGTGGAATGGGAAGCCATGGTTTTAATTGTCAGGCTGATTGTGCTATGGGATGGTTTCCTGTTGGTGGGTATTGGAGGAAATACAGGTATATGAAATCTTCTGTTTTAGGTAGAGATTTACCTAATGTTCTGAGTTTTCAGGTATCTGGTAAGGAGCATATGGCAACGAAAGGAAATTCTACAATCCAATCTGGAGATGCAGATTTTAAGTTTATTATTACAACAAAAGTAGCAGAATATGAAGAAAAATATGGTCTTATTTGTAGAAAAGCTTTTGATTGTCATGATATGTTTGCGTGGTGGGTAAAAGATGAAGGAAATAACTTAAGAGATTTTCAAATTTACGCAAATAGGGCACATTATGAAGCTTATAAAATTTTCTTTGAGACTTGGAATGTGGATCTAGACACAGTTCCTGAACATATGTGGTTCCCTAGTTCTATAGATGTTACTAATCGTTGGGTTAAATCTCCAAAAGATGAATTAGATGCTGTTACAGTTTCTATGCCAAAAGGGTATAAATCTTTAGATTTAGATTCTGATGATATAGAAGAAATTCTTAAGGATGAGGATGACGATATTCCTGAAGAAGATGAATTTTATTTTGAATTTGATTAAGAGGTATTTATGATTTCATTTAACAAAGAATTTTTAGTTAGGAAATTTATTCTTCTACAGAAATTTAATTTGACATCTTGTACGGATGGTGGATTTTTAATGTTTTTGATTGATTTTAAAGATTATGATAATCCTAAAAGTCCTTTTAATGTGTATTTATATTTTCAAGAATACTTAAAGTATTTTTATGAATCTGTTTTTAGTGTAGATGAGGAATCAGTAGTAGGAGTGCAGATCTTAAATCCAGAAGAAAACCTATCTTATCGTTTTAAAAAGAAGATAATTAGGACATCTTTGGAAATAGAAACTGGTGAAATCTATAGAAAAGAACATCCGATAACAGGAAAACCTTTTTTTATAGAAATAAATAAAGATAACTTTGAAGATATTGAACAGTATCATCAAGCGCTTAGAACACTTTATTCTACTTTTAAAGATAAAGTAGAGACGGGTGTGTATGTACCAAAAGAGTTCAATATTCCTAATTTAAGGCCAATGTATCATAAAAGAATTTATTTGAAATAGCTTGTATTGTCAATTATTTTATGTTACAGTGTTATCACTGGCAAATAAATAAGCCACCTAAAATTAATAAAGAGAAAACAAAATGGCAGTTTTAGTTAGTTTGCGTGATATGTTGAAGGTTCTTCGTGAGAATCCTTCTTTGGCTACAGAGGACAATCCTACAATCGTCAATGCAGCTCAGGTTTTACTTGAGATTGCTGAAGTTCCGAAGACCATCGGTATTTCTTATTTGTGTGAAAATCCATTTTTCCCATCTATTGGCCATAAAGCAGGTGTTTTAGGTATTACAATTTTTGGTGATTTCTACCCTATTGTTACAGATCAAGTAACTGTAAAACAAAATGAAGGTACAAATAAAGAACTCTGGTACGGTTTAACTTATACTTTAGAAATCGATGGTGAAGAAGATGTTATTGAATTTTCTACCTTGCTTCGATCTGGTGCAAAGGCAAAAGATATCAACTCTGCTAGCAAGATTAGCATAGTTGAAGAAGGTGAATTTGGGGAAGAAGGGTACTCTAAAAAGATTATTTACCCTAAGCCAGCATCAGTAACAGCAGTCTATTTTCCTATTCCAGCAGATGGTCAAGAAGGTGATTTTACTGTTAGAGATACATCTAATCTTAAAAATTCAACTTTACTAGATTTAGGTGAATTTTCTGTTATTGTTGAAAAAGATATCGTAAAAAATGGTGATATTGTTACTCTGAAAGAAGGAAAAATTTTCTTTGGAAAGAGAGAGATTAGTATTTCTGGTGGCTCTATTGAAAAACTAGAATTGGAGGTTGGAGGAATTTACCTTATTGATGATTACAGCGCTAAAACTAAGAAGGATGGATCGGGGTATATTGTCAAAATCACTATTAATGGTAATGATTACTGGTCAGAACCTCAACTAACTAAATTGCTTAAAGCAGCTAATAAGCTACCAATTTGGGTAAAATGTAGTAAAGCTGTGGATAAAGTCTCTAAAGAAAAGCAGAATCCTTATAAATCCTACTCTTTCCTTATCGCCTCTCAAAAAGAAGTTGATGCACATTTAGCTAAATTGAATGAAGCTAAGAAAGAAGTAGCAGTTTAAGTAAGTAATCAGGTAGTGTTTATAATAATTGACACTACCTCTAAAAATTAAAAAGGATTAAATCATGACAACTAAAAATGTAGAAACTCAAGAAACAGAAGAGCCTATTGTTTATGGTGCCCTTCTTTTACAGTTAGTAGATAAATCTTTAACAGAAGGAGATTTTAATACTGAAAATGGATCTCCAGGAACTATCTCTTTTATGGATCGTTCAGAATTAGCAAGTGAAGTAATCATGTGTTCTAAATATGGGGTTACGGTAGGCATTACAAAAGGTAATTTTGAGTTTATTAAAAAAGAATTAAGCAATTCTAAGACTATTTTTTCTGTGAAATTACTTAAATTTATTCCTGCTATTTCTGGTAATGGACAATTAAGTTTAGATTATGGAGATATGGAATCTATAGCTATTGCTTCTTCTTTATCTGGTAAAGCTGCTGAATTGTTTTGTAAAGATGATTCGAGGTTTAATTAGTGGCAAATTCAGTTTTTTTGAATATTCCGTATTTAACTAATGCCCAGCTTAATAAATACGATTCTATAAACGACGTAATTAAATTTTTAGACTCTTTAGTATTTGCTAGAGTATTCCCAACACCTATTACAGCAGTTCCTATCTCTCCTTTAGATGGAGTACTGTATCTTATCGCTAGTGGTGGATCTGGTATCTTAGCTGGTCATGGTGGAGATTTGTTATATTATACTGATGGAGGTGCTACTCCAAATATTGTTGTACCTGTTTCTGATTTAGTGCTAGGTGGATACTATACAGATTCTACCGATTGGAAAAATGATATACTGAAGGAAGGAGTATTAACAGTAGTCTCTGCTAGTGTAACAATGGCAGTTCCTAATACTCCTCTTTATCAGTCTTATCGGATTCTAGTTACTAGTGGATCTACACTAACTCTAACCTCTTCATTAACATTGATTGGAACTTCTTTGGTGTTAACAGCAGGAATTTACGATGTAATTGTAAACTCTACTCATATATATATCAGATAGTATGGAATTTACAGATATAGAAATCGAGTTAATTTGTGATGTTGTGCCTTGGGTAGACACTATGGATGATCTCAGTGAAGAATTTGTTTTGTTTCTACAGACTAATTTTTATTGGGAGCAGCAGTTAAGGAAAAAACAAATTGAAAACTCTATAGAATTTTCTGATCAGTATTTGGAATATTTCTATCAAGTTTGTCAAGAATTTTTGTCTCTCCACATGCTACTTCCAAAAATAGAAGATGAGATAAACACTAGGAGTATACCATTTTGAAAATCAGAGAAGAGGGATCTGCATTATTTTCTTATTCTTCTTATTACTTTCTTCAGTATAGGAAGACTTGCATCATCGATGGAAAAGAAGTTTTAGGATTGTTTCAAAGGAAATTTAATCTAGAACTACCACCAGATTTTAAAAAACTAAAAAGGGAGGAACAGACAGATAGAATATTTCCACACATTATTCCTATTGATAGTTTAATTCATTTTTACACTATTTGTCCTCAACATTTGAGAAAGAAAGTTCTAGATAGAAGAAATTATATCTTTAAAGAAACAAAGAAATTAAAACTTACTTTAGAAGGTATTCCTCAAAAAGAGCTTAATAAGGTTTATTCTTATTATTCTAGGATCTGTAGATCATCAATGCTACTTAAAGGTCTATCTGATAAAGGTGGAGATTTTGATTTAAAACCTTTGGAAGAAAGGGAATTGATTAAAGTTTCTTTTTATAAAAAATAAGAAAAACGGAGGTGCTGATACCTCCATTTTTTTTTTATTACTTATCTTTTAAATCTTCTACGATTTGCCTCTTCTCTATCATTAATTACGATATTTGTAGAAGCAGATCTTTTAAATGTGTCTTCTTGAATTAAGTAGTTATGATTTGTTGTTGAATTTGAATTAGAAGTATTATTTATATTAGAAGAGTAAATCGATTGAACAGCTTCATTTTGTTTTCTGTTATTCTCCTCTTGCTTATATTTCACAAACCCATGAGCATCTGCACCAGAGACAACCCATTCCGTAGCATTTACGATAGATGCTTGACCGTTGATCATAGCAAATTTAGATCTGGTCGGTTCTCTATAATCCTGTGAAGGAGTGTTAGGTAGGGAAGATCCATGGATAGGCTCAAAGTCTCCAGTGGCTTTAGAAGGTAACATTCCAGTACTGAACCCGAATACTTTGCCTATTCCTCCAAAATTGATAGAGGCTAATACTTGATCAAGCATAGATCCTAAAGCTTTGCTGAGAGCATCAGCAGCTTTATTAGAAAAGTAATCAGCGATACTGTCTAAAATACCTCCGAACATTTTCTTTAAAGCATCACCCCATTTTCCATCAGATAACGCTTCTCGAAATACTTGAGAGAATTTTAATCCACTACGGAGAATTTCAGCCATATCTTTAGCTAATTTTCTGGATGGAGATTGTAGATCATTAAGCTGAGTTTGAGCTTTAATGGTTTCTAGTTCTCTTCGATTGTTGTATTTCTTATCTCTTTCTGGTGTTCTAGCTGAGGTATCATTATCCTCATCTTGATCAATAGCATCTAAAGCTAGTCTTCTTCTATTATTGATTTGTTCAGCTTTAACTCTGTTTCTAATTCGCATAATTCGATCAGAGACATAAGGGGAAATTTGATCAGATTGTTTTTGATTCATTTCCTCTCTAGCTTCAGATATATCTTGATCTTGAGTATCTAAAGCTAGTTTTCTAGCTCTAATAATTTTAATCCTTGCTGATTCTTGGAGAGCTGCAACATCTTTAGCAGTAAAACCTAGTTTTTTAAGTTTCTCTACTAGTTCTGCAAGCTGATTAGCAGTAAGAAGTCCGTTAGATCCTAATTCTCTTAAAATGTCATTGATTGTGTTTCCTAGTTTTATTTTAGATGGATCATTAGTTTCTAATAATCTTTTAGAGATACTAGAAACATCAGCTCTAGCATTAGGATCTCCAGGTTTTTTATTAAACTGAATTGCTGCTTCTTGAGATATAGATAAGACTGAAGCATCCAAAGAATAATTAAAATCTCTGACTTTTTTAGCAATGTCTTGATTAGATCTGTCTTCTTCAGTCATCCCAGAATTTACATTAGCACTAGTAAGAATTTCTTGTCTTGCAATTCTTTTATCTTCGTAATCGTTTTGAATTTGTCTTTGTCTAGGAAGAGATCTAGTAAGAGAATTAAATAATTCTGCAATAGATGGAACAAGAGCATTAATAGCTTCTCCTCTATCTACTTGTAGATTTACTTGTACTCCTCTATTTATCTCAGCAATTTGACGATTTTTACCTGCTGTTGCTTCTGGTAAAATTCCAGCATCTATAAAACCTTGTCTAGATGCTTCAAAATCTGCATTGATTTTTTTAATTTTCTCATCTGCATCTCTTCTAGAAGCAATATTTGCATTTGCTCTTTTCTTAGCATCAGTTTCATTCCTATCTAGTTGAGCATTAATATCTAGAACTAGTGTGTTTATCGGATTAGTTATTCCAGCAGAAGCTAACCTATTTCTTAAGTTGTTAGATGCATCTTGTTGTTCTTGATCTTTTACTTTATTATCGTTTACAGTGTTATCATTTGCTATTCTTGTATCTTTAGCAACAGTGTTGTAAGTATTTACTTTACCTACAGCTAAGTTTCTAAAGTCTAATTCTAATTTTTTGATGTTATCTTGTTGAGATTGTCTTTGTTCAATAAAAGCTTTAGCAGAGTTTAAGAAATTAATTAAACTTTGTCCTTCTTCAACTGATTGAATAGATTGAGGAGTAGAATTACCGATTCTGAAACTATTTTGACCTTCAAGATCAGAGGTATCAGCTCCTGTGCCTTGCCTCATTAATATCTCTTTAGTAACTCCCATAGCTGCTGTAGCGTCTACAATAGCTTGTTGAATTTCTTCAGGAGATAGAGACTCGATGTATTTTCGAGTAGACTCACTTAGCGATTGAAGAGGAACAACTTTTCCACCTTCACCGAATCCAGTTTGTCTGGATCTCTCGTTGTTTAATAGGTTGAACTCCGCAGAAAGACCTGTTTGTTGAAAAGATCTAGCATCGATCCTAGCTCTCTGTAGTCTTAGTCTGGATTCCTCCAAAGACATATCGGTAGAGTAGAGATCACCTAATCTAGGCTTTACAGAGTTACCGACAATTTCACTACTTCTTTGATCATCTCGATTTTTCTTAACATCTCTTAAAGCTACAGCAGCAGCAACGATAGACTGAGCTATGGAGTTTAAAGCTTCAATTTCAGATCTAACTTTTTGTAAATTAGATAAGTACAGTTCTGTAGTTTTAGCTTCAGCAGCAGCTCTCATGTCAAGAAGTTTTTCTTGTTGAGCTTCACGGTTGATTTCCGTTTTTCTTACTATTTGTTCTTGATCTTTTATTTGAGATACAAGTAGATCTAAAGCTCTTTGATTTGTATTAGCAGATCTATAGTTATTAAGATAGTTATCAACTCCAGAATCATTAGTAGGCGCTACAGCTCTAGCTTTAGATTCTACAACACCTAAAGCACGATCTTGCCTAGTTCTTTTTAGCTCTAGTTCCTCAATAGCTTTTTGTTCAAATACTATTCTTTTATCTAGATAAGCTTTAATTTTTTTAGTTTTTGCTTCTTCAACTGCTGTAGTAGCTTCTAAAACTTTCGTTCTAGTTTCTTCTATGTTTTTATCTGTTTCAGAAGATTTAGGCAGTAAGAATAGAGATTTGTAGTATTCCGAAGTTACTTTTAATTTTTCTTCAGCAATTTTTAAATCACCAGAAGCAAATCTAAAAGTTAAATCAGCAGATCTTTTATCTGCTCCTCTATTATTGTCTTCTGTCAATCTTTGTATATCCGATTTTCTACTCTCTCTAGCTTTTTCACTATTTAGGGAGATATTCAGATCACTAATGTAGTTAGTTTTTCTAGCAAATTTTTCTGCTGCCAAAGCTGCTTGTGTAGCAGGATCGACTCTTTCAGTTTCTTTGCGAGAAGCTATTAATTGTGTTTTAGCCTGATCTCTTTTACCTTCTAATTCAGATAAAGTATCTCTGTATTCCTTAGTTTGTTTGAATTTCTCAGGAACTTTTTTATATTCTTCAATTGCGCTATCTGCTTGTTTTACAGTATCTTCTAACTCGGTAGTACGTTTAGTAAATTTCCGAACAGATTCTTTATAGATAGAGTTATATTTTGTAATTTCAGAATTAAGAGCTTCTAATGCATCTTCATCTTCCCTAGTTAGGATTCCTTTGTTATATATCTCCTGTTTTTTAGCCATTGCAGCAGTAAGCTTAGACTGGGCATCTACACCTTGAGCATCCATTCCTACAGGATTTCTAGTGTTTTGAGCTAAGATGTCTTTTATAGATGTTGCAATACCTTTAGCAGTTTCAGAAGATTGTGCAAATTGATAATCAGTAGAAACTTTATTGTAGTCAGTCGATACTTGTTGTCCTCCTTTTAATCTTCGATTAACTTCACTTTCTAGTTTAGAAAACTCTACTGGGTTTATTCTAATGTTAGGATTATCGGCTGGATTATCTTTAATTTTTTTAAGTTCTTTATATCTATCTGCTAATCCTCTATCAGTAAGAGCTTTAAAATCTCCACTATTAAAAGCTTCTTGATCTGTTTGGATGTTTCTTAGGTAATCTAAAAATTTATTAGTTTGTCCATTATTAGGATCTACTTCTCTGTTTCCAAGTTGATCAACAGTTAAAGGCTTAGATGGTTTTACACCTATATCGTTTTTAGTTTTCTCTAGTTTGATTAGAATCTCTTTTACATTTTCAGTAAAACTATCTACAAACTTTTGATTACCTAAAGCATACAAAGCCATAGATGATCCAATCGTTAATAGAATCATTGGCCATCCAGCAACAGCAGACATCATAGCTGTGCCTAAGAACTCTCCAGTACCTTTTAATGCTCCTGTAATTCCAGAAGTAGATTTTTTAATATGTTCTGAGTTTGTTTTTTCGTCAATTAAACCTAAGCTGTAAGATTTTTCTTGCTTTGTGTCTAATCTAGTATAAGGTACTTGGTAATTACCATCAGAATTTTTTCTGATCCTCTCCAATCTATCGTCTAGTGCTTTAGAAGAAGGCTTATATCCTGTTAATTGAGCAACACCATAGAGACCAGCAGCAAGAGGTAAAATCTGAGAAACGATATCATTTCCTAGAGTAGCCTTTTGAACAGCAGATATTCCAGATCCTACAGATTCAGGTTTTCCACCAGTAGCAGCATTTAGAGTCTTGTCAATTCCAATTCCTATATTCTTAGTTACTCGGCCTAACAATTTATCTAGACCTTCACCACCAGCAGCAGATCCAACACTAGCTAAAAATGCAGCTCCAAACAAAGTACCACTAGCTCTACCTAAAGAAGTAAATCCGTCTTTTTGAGAATAGAATTTAGCTAAGATATCTTTTCCGATAGAATTAATTCCATCAGATTTTTTCAATCCCTCTATGATTCCTCCCAATAAACTTAATCCTACAGTACCGCCAATCAACAATAATCCCGGAGTAGCACTAGCAGCATTTTTAGATAATCCTACAACTAGAGGATTGACACCAGCATCTAATATTCCTTGGGTGATTGCTCCTGGTACAGCAGATCCAGATTGTACTACTTCTTGAGATTTGTTAACAAGAGTATTTACTGATTTTACCAAAGTTGCTTTTTTAGCAGCTTCAGAAAACATACGATCAAGTAAATCGCCAAAGTCTACAATATTCTCAGAAGTTACCTCAGACCTTTTCAATCTTCCTTCTAATTCTCTAGGACTAACACCTTGAGATTGCGCGAATAGGTTAAATGCACCAGGGATGGTATTAGATAGCTGACGTTTCAATTCTTCAGATTGAACTACACCTTTATTCAACATTTGCTGAACAGCAGTAGTAGCATCTTGCATTTGTGCAGCAGAGATTTGGTTAGCTACACCAGCAGCGGTTAAACCTTGAATGATTTTGTTAATACCATCATCTGATACAGGTTTAGAAACTTGAGTTCCGAATCTGTCGTAGGTTGTAGGGTTAGCGATCTTGTAACCCGCTACCGTGTTTAAAACTTCTTGTCTATTTTGAGAGAATTGATTAGATACTCTTTCAGAAAAGCTTACATCGTTACTAACTTGACTTAATCTTCCATCAGAAGATACAGTTAATCGATTTAAAGAAATCTCATAAGCAGAAGCAACTTTAGCTAAGTTACCTAAAGCTTGAGAAGCCATAGATAAGCCATTAAAGAAAGTGTAGAATGCAATAGCTAGATCTTGAATCCTAAGTCCATTATCTTCTTTTGCTTGTCCTTTTCCTAGTTGATTTGTAATTGTATCGAATTTATCGTTATATATAGAGTTTTCAGATTTTAGTTTTCTAAGTTTGTACTCTTCTAAAACTTTCTCAACTTCTTCTTCTTTACCACTACTTAATGCTCTTTTAGAAGCAGACTGATAGACATTTAAAGAAGCTCTTTCTTCTGGGGTGAGGGAAGAAAGTTCAGCAGTAGCTTTTGCTAAGATTGCTTTTGCTTCTTTTGCAAATTCACTAACAGATTCACTTATAGCCTGTAAAGGATCAGAATTACCTAAGCGAAATTCCAACTTAGCATCATCAAACGTAGCTTTTTGTAAAGCTCGTTTTTCTTTAGCTGCCCATTTCTTGTATTCATTAACTATTGTATCAAGTTCAGTAGCTTTACTGTCATCATTGAAAGTTCTAGATCTATTTATAGCTGATACGTTATTTTGATCAGGTGTTAAACCCCTAATATTGCGAATCTTTTCTGCTGCAATTGCATCTCTGACATCTGCAAGTTGAGCATTATCAGATTTAGACGATATCTTTCCAGACAAAGCATTAAGAGATTCCTTTTGACCTACACTAAGGCCACGAAATCCTTTTAATGTGTTTAATTTACTCTCTGCTTCAAATACTCTATTTTGAGCAATCAAAGCATTTATTTCTTTTACATAGTCGCTGTAACGTCTTCCTAGATTCTCCTGAGATTTCTTAAGAGCATTTAAAGCTTTAGAATACCCTTCTAAACCACTATCAGCACCAGCTTGTAAAGCATCATAATCTTTGTTGATTACTAGTTCTTTTAGTCTTTGTTTTTGTTTAGTTTTTTGCAAATCTCCATCAGCAATAAGAACATCTGGATTTTGAGATTCTTCGTAAGAAAGTTTATTTTTAGCTTTAGCAACTTCAGCAGAAGTATCTACACCAACTGCTAAAGCTCTTTTGAACTGTTTAACAGATTTGATGTAATTACTAATTCGATCTTCAGACAAAGATTTAAGTACATCATCTAAAGCTTCTTTAGCACCTTCTAGATCGTTAACTACTAAAGCTTCTAAACTTCCAGTATTACCAGTTTTAATAGACTGATCTATAGCTTGTTTTAGTTCTTTGTTGTTGGTAGACTTTTCTAAAATATCTACTTTTTGTTTTTGATCTGAATTTTCAGCTAAAGAATCTAACATACTGAAACTAACTTCTTTTCCTAAAGTTAAGTTTCTTTTCTGTCTAGCTAGTTCTTTAGCAAACTCTGGATTTTCTTCTGTAGCTTTCTTAAGAGCTTTTGCTTTTGCTTGTTCTAGATCTAGAAGAGCTTTTGTTAGTTCCTCATCTAAACCTTTGCCAGCAAAATAAGAGAAATCAGAAGTGTACTGTCCAATAGTTCTAATTTCATTGTTGGATTTAAGAATTTCGGATTGTAAAAATCTCTTCAATTCTGCCTTAGCTTCTTTTTGACGGAATTGGATTAGTTTTTTAACTTCATCGTTAGTTTGATCAAGTTTATTTATTTGATCTGTAATATCCTGATTATTACCACCCGAATCTTCACCTAAAGCAATTTTAGTTTTTATCTTTGCAATAGAGTTATTAAGAGCTGGATCGTCTCCTTTAGCTTGTTTAAGATCATGATTATCCCACCATTGTTCAAATGCATGTTGGATGTTTAGAATCTTATCAGAGATTCCTAGTTGTTGATCTCGATTAGTAATTCCAGCTTCATTAAAATCAGGAAGAGAGATATCAACACCATCAAAATTTTGTGCAATCTGTCTTTTAGCAGTTGCTACATTTTCTCTTAAATTTTTAAGAAGAATGCTTTGTTGTTTTTGAATATCTTTTAATCTAATATCTTCTGCATCAAGATTATCATACTCAGAATTAACAGCAGAGTTTAGATCCAAGATATCTGGTCTTTCTCCGATTCTGATTTGTTTTCTTGCTAATCCTGCTTTGTAATTAAAATTAGGATCTTCAGGATCCATTCCACCATCACCATCACTATCACCACCATCACCATCTCCACCATCACCATTATTTAATTCATCAATTTTACTGTTTGATTTTTTACCTTCATTAATCTTTCTTTTAGCTTTTACAATAGCAGCAGCTTTTTTAACTTCATCTTCAAAAGAATTAGCTATAGCTAGAAGATCGTTAAAAGCTTCATCAGTTACTTTTACACCATCTAAGATACTGCTAGAAATCTCATAAGATTTAATAGAAAGAGAATTTTTCCTAGTTTCATCTGTTGTAGCTTGAACAGGTGTATTGATTTCCTCAATTCTTTGATTTGCTTTATTCCTTGTTTTAACAAAAGGAAGTTCTTCATTTTTTTGCTGAGAAGGGAACAAATCATTAAAAGCAGCAATAAGACCATTGACATCGGGAATTATTGCTTCACCAACATCATTAACTTTTTTTACTATTTCTGTTTCAACTTGTCTTAGCTTTTCTTTAAATGCTGTAATCTTTTGATTTAGCATTTCTCCATATTTAGTCTTAGTCATCCCTGCTCCCTCTGAAGCATCAGCAGGAACAGTATCTAGCCTATCTAATTCTCTTTCAATACCTTTAACAGCATCCTTTAAGAGTTTTCTAGCAGCTTTAAAATTAGGATTACTAAGGATTTTACCAATAGCTGCTTTAATTGCTGCTGGATCTCCTTGACCACTATTAATAAATTCCTGAGCTTGACTAACTAGATCATTTGCTTGAGCTGCTAAATCTGTTTTCTGATTAGCAGTTTTGAAAAACTCTTTATCTGTTTTCAGTTCTTCTCTTTTTTTGTTCTTTCTTTCACCAGAAGGAATGTTTTTAAAAGCTTCAGATAGTTGATCAATATCAACTATTTGCCCTTGTTTAACTAATCCTTTTAGTTGCTGTTTAAGAGCAGCATAAACTTTTATAGCCTCATCAATTGCTTGATCTGCTAAAGTTGCTGCTTCTCTTACTTTGCGTGGAACTACTGGTTCTGAAACCTCATCAATAGTTACAGTTGCAAAATCTTCATCATCAAAAGAGTTTTCAATTATCGGTCTACTAGGAACATTAAGATTCGGAGTTTCTACAACTGAAGCATCTAAAGCAGCTTGAATTGCTTCTTCTCTAACTCTTAAGATTTCTTCAGCATTCTGAAAATCTAAAGTTTTTTGATCGATATCTCCAGTATCTGAAACTCTGAAATTTAACGGGGAGTTAAGAGTAGCTTCACCCGGTAATTCAGAAGAAGGAGTGTATTCTAGATCATTGTTTGCATAGTATGTAGGGTCGTTAGTTACTGAAATTTTATTTTGTTTTGCAGTTAGTTTAGAAGCTACATCACTAAAAATATCAGAAATATCTTTATTGAGAATTTCTACAATTTTATTAGTGACTCTTGTTTTAGAATCAGTACTAGGTTTGATATCTTCTGCTTTAGTTTCCGTTTCCCAATCCATAGGTTCTACAGAACTTTCAGGATTATTATTTTGCCAAGGTGTAATTTCCTTATATGCATTTAACTCTTGTTTTGCTAGATAAGGATACCTCTCTACAAAGTTTTTTATATCTCCTGTAGGTCTGGTAAATAAAGATCCTTTGATTGCGTATTGTTGATGTAATTCTGAAATAAATTTTTCGTATTCTTGAAGATTCTCTTTTTTAAAATTTTCAAAAGCTTTATGTGCTTCTTTTCTTATTTCTGCTAATTCTTGAGAAGCAGTAGTATAGAAACCTCCAGCAGCGTTTTCATTCCTAGCTTGCATCTCAGAAGGTGTAAATCTTCCAGATTCTCCAGAAGCAGCGTAGAAGTCTGCTGGTTTAGTTCCTGCTTCAATCTGTTTTACTCGATCTGTAAGTCTAGACTTTTGGAGATTAGGGATAAGATCTAAGTTGTTTATTTTGTCTGTTGGTAGTTGCCCTACAGGAGTATAGACAGCTTCATAAGCTTTAGCTTGATCAGAATTTGCTTTTCCTCCAGCTTTTACACCTAATACAGAAGAAAAACTTCCCTTAGTATTAGAACTCATGCTAGTATTTGCTAGCTGTTTCAAATTACTAAATTCCGTGGCTATCTGCATTAAAGAAGCAGGATCAGGTAATTCAATTTCAGATAACAAATTAAGCATTTGACCTAATTTATCGATCTTCCCTTTGATTAATTTTTGAATTTCCTTATTTGTCTTTGGATCACCTCCTTCCTGAGCTAATCGTATGATTTCTTCTTGATCTGCAATAGCACCAGAAAAGAGATTTGTAATATCATTCGTCTTCTGCTGAGATCCAGACAAAGGAACTATAGGCTGCTCAATAGGCTCATATCCAGAACCTGTATCAGGTAGTTCGATAGATCTAATTAAACCAGAGATTCGATCAATAGTAATCTGAAAAGAATTTCTTAGAGGATCGAGATCAACTGTAATACTGCTTAACTGAGAAGTTAGTAGCTGAGTAATTCCTCTAAAAGTATCAATTAACTCCTGAGCAATATTATCAACATCTCCAATAAATCCTAAAGCTGTTAGTGCAGCATTAGGCATATCTACATTGATTCTTACAGTTTCTTCAGAAACTAAATTTACTTTTTTGTTTATTTCAGTAACATCAATATCAGCAGGTAAAATATTAACTTCTGAAGAAACAAGCTTTACATCTCGATTAACTCCAGTAAGATCTACAACTGCTGGAATAATCGATGTTCCTGAAGAAACTAACTGAACATCAGGAGATACAGGAGTAGTATCAATATTGATTGGAGCAGAAGAAGATAAATTAACAGTAGTGTTAACATCAGCAGTATTAATTCTTGCTTGTAAAGTTGTGGTTGGTTCATGAATTAAATCAACTTGAGGATTTACGTTTGTTGTATCTATCGTAGCTTTTACGTCAGCTTCTACGTTAGAGGATAGATCCGCAATTAAGTTAACTTGGTTATTTACTCCAGTTGTAGTTACTTCTGCTTCAATATTGTGAGGTTCTTCAGAAATAAGATTAACTTGTTTGTTAATACCTGTTAAGTCAATATCTGCTTGTAAGATATTTGGTTCTTCAGATATAATTTTAATCTCTGTATTAACTTCCGAAGTATCTACAACAGCTTCAACACCACTAGGAATATTTTGAGATACTTTGATATCAGAAGTTAGAGTATTAACCTTAGCTAATTCTCGATCTAAAAACCCTTGAAGCTTTAATACTGCTGGATTGATAGTTGTTTTAGCTGTTACTTCTGCTTGAATTAGTTTTTGAAGATTTAAAACTATTTCTTGTACTTCGATAGCAGCTTCTATAGCTTTTTTAGTATTACTAGTAGAGATAGCTACAGGTTCAACATCTACAGGTTTAGCTGTTTCGATAGAAGAGTTTTTTATGGCTGTAGCTACTTTTTGGATGTAGTTAGAAACCTCAGTTACAAATAAACTAGTATCTATCTCTGCAAATTTAATCTCTGCAAGTTTAGCGCCAATAAGAGGATTTAGATCAATACTAATTTCATCAAGAACAATTCCTTGTTGTTGAAGTCTTTGATTAATCAACTCTCCAAGCAATATTCGATCTATATTAATCTCTACAGAGTCTAACTTCTCTTGAATAGATTTTGTTAAATCAACATTTCCTACTGTTATTGTGGATTCACTAAATAGTTTTAGCTCCGTTACTTCAGTAGCAATTCTAGAAGATAGTCTATTAATTGCATCATTAATGACTTTTCCGAAATTAGCAGCATTTTCTATACTGATTGCAGAAGTAATTTCATCTACAGGAAGCTCTAAAGCTAAATCTTTAATAGTAATCTTTCTAGCTAATTCACTTTGAATTACTTCAGCTAGATTTAGACTAAAATTAGAAACACTAATAACACCTTCTTTATTTACTGCTGTTTGGATTAGGCTTTTCAGATTTAACTGCATCGCGCCTACAGTTATTGTGCCTTCTGTTTTTAATGCTTTAGTAATATCTGTTTTGAGATCTAAAGCTACATCAGAAACAGTAATTTTAATTTTTGCTAGTTCTTCATTTATAGTTCTAGAAATAGCAGAGGAATCTACATTAATTTCAGAAAATTTAATAGTTACATTTTGAATAGCAGATTCTAGTTTATTCAAAGATTCCGCTAATTTTACAGAGTTAATTTCTCCAGCTAAAGAGCTAAGACTAGTTTTAATCTTCTCAATGTCAACGTTAAGATTCTCTACTTTGACCTTACCGGCCTCATTCGTCTGAGTAACTAGTTTACCTACAGCGGCTTCAATCTTGCTTACAGACTCTGTAATGGCCCCAGAGACAGAGCTTAGCTTCTGAGAGTTAACATCGATATTGATTTGGTAAGCCATAGTAGGATTTATTTTTAATTTAAAACTAGTTTATCTATTATAGATTAAATGGTGGCGCTATTGTTGTTGACAAGGAAGGATTGAGGGGATAAAATAACTAAGTTGCTTTGAGGTAGAAAAATGACAAGTAAAGATAAGCTAATAATCTTAATTGGAGGTTACGCAAATTCTGGAAAGAGTACTTTTATGCAATTTGCAGAAGAGTTAGGATGTAATACTTACTCTTCTTCTGTTTTGTTACACTCTGTTTATCAAAAAATTGCTCTTAGGTTTTATGGTGAAAAGATAGATAGTTTAAAAAAGAATGATCTGATTTATACTTGGTTAACTCCTAATGAATTAGGTCAAGTTACAATTAGAGAAGATTTAATTAATTTAGCTGAAAATATTTTAGTAGAAACTTTTTCTAGAGGCATATTTGCTTCTGCTATAGTAGATCAGATACTATGTAAAAACGATTCCGGTAAAGCTCATGTTATTGAAACTTTTGGAGATGTGGAACTTGATTATTTGGAGTATTACTTACAAACTTTTCTTCCTACAGCAGTTGTAATAAGATTTAATATCAGGAGACAGGAAGAAAATCCTTCAGCAGATTCTAGAAAATTACTTACATCAGCTTTTGACATTGTAAATACTGGAACTAAAGAACAATACAAAGAAATAGTTTTTTCTCATTTAAACCACTTAATTTCACTTTACTTAGGATAAATAATGAACTACTCTAATAATGAAAGATTTAAAAGAGAAAATATGAATTCTACTGAATTAAGAAATTCTCTTAGAACAAAAACATAGGAGACACTAAAATGATTTCTTCTAATCATCTATTTTTTCATCATCCACCTAAAACAGAAAGTAGAAAATGGGCACATAGGGTAATTAATGCAGATGTCCTTAAACTAGCTATAAAAATAGAAAATTTAGTAGTAGATTCAGATTGTAAAAAACAGTCTTTATTGCTATTAAAACAATGCCAAGTATTAGCAAATCAAGGTATTGTGAATGATGAACTTTCAGGAAAAATGTTTGAAGAAACAGAATGGTCAAATGTCTTACAGGATATACTAAATGAATAATCTAACAGAAAACAATCTACTAATTCTTCAACCATTTTTATGCAATCTAGATAAAAAATATACTATAAAAGAAGGCAGAGTATATAACGAAAAAAACGAATTTGCTATTCTCCTTAGTCCAGGTTATGGAGCAGGATGGTCTACTTGGGATGCTAACTTATTTTGTCCTTTAGCAGTAATGATGCTATTGTCAGAAAGAAAGTACTATCAACATGAGTATGAATAATTAGCTAAACTTTTTTATGAGGATGCTGAGGGTTACTATGGGGGTTGGAGAGATTTAGAAATTGTGTGGATCCCTCAAGGAACTCTATTTAGAATAGAGGAGTATGATGGATCAGAAAGTATAGTTTTCAATAGTGATAATTACTGGCTAAGTTAGTAGAAAAAAAAATGCTTAATGTTCAACAACAGTTCGTAAAAGATAAATTAGACCTAATAATGAAAAAGCAAAGTGGAGGAATTTGCTTAATTAGTGGAGTTGGGGGTGTTGGAAAAACGTACACCATATCTATTATTTTACAAGAATCAGGAATACCACCGGAAGAGATATGTGTTTGCGCTCCCACAGATAAGGCTTTAGAGGTAGTATCTCAGAATTTAGAATTTTATCCAGCAAAAACAATACATTCTCTTCTCGGCTATTATCCTTCTTCTGATCATAATGGTAAACAATGGCTAAATGCTATTTTAGATAAAGAAGTTCCTTACAGAATAGTTGTTCTTGATGAAGCTTATTGCACTCCAAATATTATACTACAGGCTATGTGGGAGCGCAGAGATATCTTATGGATCTGCTTAGGTGATGGTGGACAATTAAAAGCTATTGGGGATAATAGCTCTTTATTGGATGAGATGGAGTTATTGTTTGAATATGAACTTACCATACAAGAAAGGTCTAGAGGAACTTGTTTTCCTATTATTCAAGAAATTAGAGACAAAGGATCTTTATTCATTCCTGAATTTACTAAATCAAATGTATTTTTAGAAAAATTCTATACAGCTTTAGAAGAAGGTAAAGATGCAACTTACTTGGCTTTTCATAACAAAGTAATAAATGAAGTTGCAAGAAAAGCTAGGTTAAGACTTTATGAACAAGCAGAAGATATTCCAATTGTAGGAGAGAAAGTAAGAGTTAAAATGCTTACTAATGATCAAGGGGAAAAGATTATTCATTCTAACGCTATTGTAGAAGTAGTAGACGTTGATCAATTTGGAATGACTGTTATGTATCGCAATAATTGGGTGTATTGCCCTTTTTTAAGATACGAAGGATTTCACACAAAACCTCAATACGAAGGACATTTGTCTGAAGTACAAATTGCTTATAATATAGCAAAGGATAAAACAGGTAAAACAAAAAAAGAATCTGCTAGAGATTGGAATAAATACTACAACATTGTTAACTCTTTCGTAAGATGGAGTTTCCCAAATGTATCAACTGTACATTCTTACCAAGGGTCAACAACAGATTTAGCATTTATTAATTGGGCAGATTTGGCATTTTGCAGAACTGATCCAAATATTCAATACTCCGCAGCATCCAGAGCTAGGGATTATGTTTATTTTTGTAAGTAAGTTAGATCTACTATAATCCTTCTATAATCAAAGATTAGTGTTACAATTAAATTACACTAATCTTTGATTATTTTATGGCTGTACAAACTCTTTTGCAGAAAATTAAAGAAACTAGTCCTACTACCTATGCTGCAATTATTGCGCTCCTGGTTGGTGGTGGAACTACTTATACAAATTTAACAAATACTTCTAAATCAGATCCTAAAGTATCGCCTACACCTATTATTAAAGAAGCTGATATTGAACAAAGATTTTTAAATGCTTCTCCTGAAGTAAGGTTAGCTATTTCTTCTAAAATTTCTCCAACTCTAAGCCAAAGAGACAATTTTACAATGCCTCATAGGACTTGTAATTCTACTTCTAATGCAATGTTGCTAAACTTCTATCGATCTTTTATTGGAAAACCTCAAGTAGAAGATGATGTTTATTTAGCTTCTGTATTAAAAAGAGGAGATACAATTTACCATGAAGTACAAACAGCTTCTCTAGATGCTTATGGGTTAAACACTGTATGGAATATTGATAAAAACCTTTCTAGAATTAAAGCTATTCTAAAAAATGGATATCCTGTAGTAGTAAATATCCTTCATAGGGGATCTGTAACACAGGGTACTCTAAGGGGAGGGCATATTATTGTACTTCGATCTTATGATGAAAAAACTAAACAATTTGCTGTTTCTGATCCTTATGGTTTATTAGAATCTGATTACAAAGATTTTAGTAAATTTACCTACTCTATGAGTGAAAACATTTTTTCTAAACGTTGGCAATCGGGTTACAGAACAATTTCTAACGCACAAGCAGACAAATTTGGAATAGCTAGACAGTAATCTTTTTTATTTTTCATTTAAACAACCTTAAACATTATATGCACACAGCCCTTTATTACCAAGAATTTAACATACTTGCTTAGTTTAGGCGTACTATACAAAAGTTCTCTTTTTTTGCTATAATCTAAAGACTACAAACTTTATTGTGTTTTCGCATGTCAGTTTTTAATTTAAAAAAAGAAGATTTACTAGAATCTACTAACACTGCTCCGGGTAGAATCAGAACTTTTCTTCTTAATCCAGAAAAAAACACTTTGCCGCCATCCTGCACTTTATTTGTGTGGAATGGCGATCTTTTTGATCTGCTGAGTTTTGCAGCAAGATCACTAAAAGCTGGAGCTGGTGTAAAAGTAATTTTTAATCAAGATGCAGATCTAGGCTATCGTAAAGATTTTGTTTGGGATTGTTTTGTTGATAATTCTTCAGAAGAATATGGGGAGTTTATCAAGTATCGGCTAGAGACCGATCCTCCTAATCAACTAAGACAATTTGTAGATTACAAAGAGTTCGATATTCAAGATTCTATGGAGGGAACAGATGGGATTATTGAATCTTGGAAGTTCATGATCGATTGTGCAGATCGAGGAGAAAATCCTTCTTTTAATTTTTCTAATCTTCGTCCTGCTGGTACAGAGAATAGTAAAGGATTAGTATCTAGCGGTGCTTTAAGTTTTATTAATATTTCTAGGCAACTAGGAATTTTCTTAAACTCACCTACAATCTACAATTTAATTCGTCTTCTAGGAACTCTTAATAGTGTTATGAGAAGAGGAGGATACAAGAAAGGTATTATAGTATCTTCTATGGATTATCGAAGCAAGTACATAGAAGATTACTTAGATACGCCTATTGTAGATATAGACGGATCTCATAAAAAAGGAATTAGGATAGATAAAAATGTTCTTTCTAATCCTGCTCTTGTACGAAAAATTGCAGATTCTTGTAATTCTGAATCGAGCTTTTTAGCTAAAATTCTTGATCAACCAGGACTATATGAAAACGTTTGTAATGGTATTCTTCTAGAACACAAAGCTACTTGTTTAATTTGGAGAGTAAACTTAGGTCTATGTAGAATCAATGATATCCCTAAAGCATTTGCTGATGCTGCTAGGAATTTGATTGAATTACACTATGAATGGAGAAATTATACAGATGGGAGTATCTTTATCCCTGTAGAAAAAGATCTACAAATTGGTTTAGATGTTTTTGGTTTAGCTAATCTGCTTGCCATTGAAGGATTCACCTATAAACAATTTGTAGAAGCAGGTAAAGAGTTTATTATAAAAGAAATGTATTGGTACGTCTTTGATGAAGATCTAACAAAACTACAAAGGATCATTAAAGCAATTCTAAAAGGATTTCAAGAATCAATTAGAGTTTGTGATGAGATGTCAGCCAAATATGGATTCCCTAAACTAGAAAGGATTCATTGTGTTGAACCTGCACAATTTCATGCTTATGATGTGGAAGATCGAGAAGGCAATTCTTTATGTAGGGGAATTTGGCCACCTTTAGGCCAATTTGAGAATCGAGTTAGCAATATAGAAAAAAATGTTACAGTCTACCATGGAGATGTAGAGACATTAGCAAATATTGGTAAAGATCTCTATTTTGAATTAAATAGCCTTTGGCAAGATTTTATGAATAGATTCGGTCGCCCTCATTGTATCTCAATGGACTGGATCGAAGAAGCTTCTGAATTAGAGATTAAGAAATTTCTGTATTCTCCTTGTATCACTAAGTACTATTCTCTGCATGAACAATATAGCCAAGACTACATTAGGAAATCTGTTGGTGACAGAGTTTCTAATGTAAAATCGGGTATTGTCTGTGATTGTGTAGAGTAAAACAAAACAAGTCAAATCAACAAAATAAATCAACAAAACAAATGACAACTTTATTTAGAGAATTATACAGCTCCAGATCTTACGTTAAAGAAGATGGGAGAATAGTACCTCATTTCTGGAAACCTCAAAAAGTAGAAAAAACTCCTCTATGTTTCTTATCAGATGAGACTAGAGAAGTAGATCCATCTTTTAATGTAGAATCTGTTATTTCTAAAATTCTTAGTATCGCACTAAGATTAGAAATTCCAGTAGGTGAATTTATTTTAGAAGCTACAAAAAGAGATTTACCGGAAGTAGATGGGTTGCTTCTATTACTCAAAAGTAACATTACCGATGAGGCGAGCCATCTAAAAGGTGTAAAATTTCTTATTGATCAATACCCAATTTCTTCAGAAGATCAATCAGAAGCAGATTTAATTACTTCTCGATGGCTAGAACTTCCTTGCCATCCGATCCAAGCTGCATTTGTGATCGAGGCTGGTGTCCTTTTACCATGCCTAGGGTTACTTAGAATAGCTGGTGGTAAATCTATTTGTCATGCTGCTACAGAGATCGGGAAGGATGAGAGTAGGCACTATCGAACTAATTGGGAGTGTTTACATTTGCTAGGGATTGAGAGGATGCCTAGTTTCTATGGTTTAGTTAAAGATACTTTGGATTTTATTTTTAGAGATCTTATTATTCCTAAAACTATTTTTGGAATAAAGTTAGATCTAAATTTCTTTATTAAAGCAAGTGAAGATTTAATTAATAAAGGAAAAGCCAACACTCTAGACTCTCTTTGTAATTTCTCTCCTCAGATAGCACCATTTGAGGTGCCTAACTCTACTCTCTACAGTAGAGTCCTAGAAGATATGGTATAGTAAATTTAAGTGAGTATTCATTGTAGGTCGTCTGAAAGAGCGACCTTTTTTTTTTTGTTGACAGGGGAGGAAAATGTGTTATTATTAAAAAGTGGAAGGAATCTTAACGTGATGTCATTAGAAAGATAGGTACCCTCCTTGTACCTGTTGTAATCTTTCTTGGAATTGCGCCGTTAAGATTTCTTTCATATATCATGTTTGGACTACATTATTTATCTTTAAGGATCATTAGTTATAGCTAGTGATTTTTTTTTTAATATGTTAAGATAAAGAAGTAGGAAATTATTTAAATTTAGAAAATTCTGCAAAATCTTGAAACTAATTTAAATTAATTTTTATGCTGTAATTTAGTTGGGCTATTATGGATCCTTTAAGGATCCATTTTTCTTTATTCTGTGTTATAGTAACCATATAGTAGCAAATAAAGTTGTTAGGAATTACTTCCATTTTCTTGAAAGCACTTTTATTTTCTTTGTAAAAACTCAACCTAGTTAGCAAAAGATCTTCTATTCACAGTAGAAGATCTTTTTTCTTGCTTATTTTTAGCCTAGGTGGTAGAATAGTTTCATGTTTACTTGGAAACAGTTATGGAAGACAATAGCATTGATTATTTATTAAAAATAGGATTTTTAAAATTCTAAACTATAAAGTAGAAAATTTAAGGTCTCTACTAGATTCTTATAAAAGAGAGATTTACTTTATTACTCAACAAGAAGAAATACAATGAAAAATTACACAATATCTGAACAAGAACTAAGAAAATTAATTCTAAGAATTAATCATTTAGAAATAATATTGGGTCTTTTATTAGAAGAAGACGATGCTATTGATGATTATGAAAAAACAATAGAAAGAGATCCTGAAAAGATATACAATAAACATCTAGAAACAATGATCTGCACAGGAGTAATAAATGAAATTTAATGATTTAATTGAAATACCTAAAACAGATAAACATTACATCATACCTGAGTATACTCTTAAACAACTCTTAAGATTTACTACATACTATGCTACTCTTAAGATGCCAAAAAATGCAGAAATGGTTATTACTGATAATCAGCTACAATCAATAATAGAAGGAATGATAGAAAATGAAATGATACTTTTTATGTCTACAGAAAAAATTGAATTTATTGAAAAAAAGGATATAAAGTAATAGCCATGAAAAAGTACACAGTAACAGAATATTGTTTTCTTGATCTACTACATCTTACAGAAAACATAAAAAGAGTATTTGAATTTGCTAATTAACCAAAGTCATACTACAGAAATAGCTTTATAAAAACCAACTCCACCTCAAAATCGATACTTAAAGCGTTCTACCACCTACAGATCCCCCAGAAGGAATTTTTCCGTCTTTTGGGGGATTCTCTAATTGTTTAGTGATTGCATCCAATCTCTCTGTAGCAGCTCTCTTATAGTCAATTTCTGCTAACTTTGAAGCCATTTCAATATTAAACGATTCTGCTCGGAAAGAAGGAGTTTGTATTTCTACAGCCACACCCCAAGTAGTAAAAATGTAATTCAGTGGTTCTAGAACATTCATTAAAAACAATTTTTGAAGATATGCTTCTTTGTCTTCTAAAATAAACTGAGAATTGTTAATATTCCTCTCAAACATCCACAAAGGAATACCTGTTTCAAAACTAATATTCTTTAAAAATGGTTCTATAGAAGTATCTACATCTGCTAAAGCAAAATTTACACCTTGTATAGAAGATCCTTTAGGAGCGTAGATCCTTTTCTTTAACGCAAATTGACTTTCTAATTCCTGATAAGTTTCTGCTAAACTTGCTCCACCAGATTCAGCATCTAAACTAACCATAGTATTGTTACTATCTTCTACTCTTTCTTTCAATCTCCGAAGCACAGTTCTGTAAAGACAAATTGCCTCCATTACTGTTTCAGTTAAAATAGGAGATTGATTATAGACTTCATGACAATCTGAAGAATACCTATCTACTCCATACATTAAAAATCCAGTTTTAATCTTATTATCAGCAGGATCTCTAACTTCAATAACTCTATTTTGATAATAAGAAATTTTACCTGTTTTTTCTATTTCTTCAAAAGGAATAGTTACCATAACTGATCCATCTTCTCTAGCCAAAAGAATAGACCTAGATTTCAACCTAGCATTACACCAATTATTTTTAATAGCTTTAATTAAAGGAACTATAATTGAATTTGGAACTTCCCTACCTGTACTTTTCTCTATAACTACAGGAACACTGCAAACATGAAAAGGAACAATTTCAATAATAAACCGAATTAAACTATCAGGATTAAAGTTAAAGTAAATTGGATTATAGCTAAGCATTATTTAATTTCTCGGTAATATCTATATTTATATTTAATTATACTTTAACTACAACCTAATAGATAAAGCATTTGAAGGTAATCCGATCACTCCAAGGAACTTAGCATTATTATTATAAGCTAAACATGTTTCCAGTTTCCTATCACAAGACTTCCTAATAACTACTACATCAGGCATAGCTAAAGGTGCCCTATCTAACTGTAGAGTAAGCGTAGAGCTGTTGTAATCTACCAACATGTAGTTGTCATCACCTATGCTTACTTCGTACTGGTTGGGGGCTGTTACAGTGATAGGTAGATTGATTTGTAGACTGTGTTCAGACAGGGATAAAACACTACGAACAACTTGTGCCCTATTAACTCCACATTTAGAATCCCCAAATTCTCTAGTGCAAGATGTTGAAAGTTTGTATCTTGAAGGTTGTTTTAGTTTTTCATAATCTCCAACTACTTCTACGGAAGATCGATTACCTTTTATATCGATTTTGCCGATAATTCCTTTAAAGATTTGCAGAGTTTTAGTGTCTGCAATAGTCAACCCTTTTGTTACAACAAATAGTTTAACTGGCCATCCTTGAATTTGTCGGGAGTAAATTAATCTTCTAGTAAAGGGTACAATTAAGATTTGACTAATTTCTACTGGTGAAGATTCAAGATTTGTAGATCCTGAAACACTGCTAATCTCTCCTACTGCATCTTGATTTGCCTCAAGACTGATTTTATCTGTAGTCCATGATTTATATATAGTATCGTCGAATGGCTTGTAAATTACTAACTTGTAATGATAAGATATATTAGGAACACCTAGTACTGAGTATAGTAGATTAGTCATGGATAATACATTTTTTTATAATACAGTTTTTGAAGAATTAAAAGATTTACTTGGAGTTTACAAGATAGGAGATGACCAGATTCCTGCAATTAATAGGAATACATCTAGAGAGTATTCTAATATCAAAGGACTAGAAATAATTGTAAAAGACGGAATCTATACTAATGTGAGAGTGCAAGGTGACTATGCCTCAGCTAAGATTTTTTTCGTTCATTTGATTCAGCATGTAGGATCTTCTAATAATTTAGTGTTAGCTGAAAAAGCTTTAGCTAGATTAGGTTACAGTTTTGAATCAAGATTTAACGAAAGTGCTAATATTACAAATGAATTGCTGATTTACAAAGTATGTAAATTTATTATTTTAAATTGTCCTTGTGAGGATTGTTAAATTTCACTTTTTTAATAAATAACTTTTCTAGGTAAAACTATAAAAGGAATTTCAGAAATTTCTAAAGAATTTCCTTTTTCCACATAGCTAAAATAATTGTTTTTTGGAACTATTTTAAAACTAAAACTTAAACTTATTTGAGTTCCTGGAACTCCAGATACAAATTCATTAACCCCAGTAATAGGAACATTTGAAGCGGTAGGGTAGATAGAGGTAACCACATAAGGAGTTTCAATATTGTTATAGTAAGATTTTAAAATAGGTGTATTGGCACTAGAAATAAATGCCTTCCAAACAATCCCATTGTCACAATCTAATCCTGATAGTGGGATATGGTTAAAAGCTAAATTTTTTGCTAGAGATCCTGAAGAGTTTTCGAACCATTCATCAATAAACTGAAAATCATCAGCAGGACAAAGAGAAGCAAAACTATTAAACTTACCATAAAAAGTAGCTTCTCTTTGTGGATTTGTTACATATGTATCATCAGTATAGACAGATTTTAAGATATTGGCATTGTATGTAAAACCCCATATTGCACTAGATTCAAAACTAAATTTCATGGTTAATCAGAAGAATAAATATTTAAGATAGGTAATTCTAAAAAGACATCCCTATCTTCTTGCATAACTAAAGATCTAGGATTTTTTATTACCTCATTAGGAAGATTTACAAGATACATTTTTTCATCTACAGGCAGAATAAAACAACCTTCAGGATCTGAAACAGCAATAGCTCTAGCTTTGATTACGCTGTTTTCTAGATCAACAATAAAATGGTAAACAACTAGATTGTCAGAAGTATCCACAGCGTAATCATAAACATAGACAGGGTTAAACATTATCTGTAGAGAAAACCTCCTGATTTCCAATAATAAGTTCCAATAAAAGAGTTTTTTAGAGGGAAGAGAACTACTTTAAGTTTAGCTGGTAAACTATCTAAACTCTGATAAATAGTAATTGCAACATCAGCTTCTAAATCTTTTATTTCTCCATTGATTGCCATTGGGTAAGGTAAAAAATTGCTTAAATCAAATTCAGAACCTTCGGAAGCATTAACTTTAGCACTAACCAAAGCTGCTTGTGCAGAAGAATAGTTTAAACTATTCATATTAAGCTGTCTTTCTCTAACAGATTTTTTAACTGTACTTAGCTTCCTACGAAGGTTCTTTACTGCTTTTCCGTTGTTTGTCCTCCATCTTCTGTAGGAGGTTTTTCTACTTCTTTAGGATTTGCTTTATTTTTAGATTTTTTATCTGGAATAGTAAATTCCTTTTTAGCTTCATCTAAAGCATCGTTTAGAACAGAAATCAAAGAAAATTTAGTAAAATCGTGAGAAACTGCTAATCTCGTATATGCTAAGAGATGTAGAATAAAATAGCTTCCTTGTGCAAACTCGTAAAGAGTTATGTCTTTATACATTTGTTCAGGAATAGTTTCAACCAAGATATCAATGATATTAGTAATTTGATCATTACCAGGAGCAATAAAACTTGTTTCGTAGATGATGTTTTCTACCAACTGTTTTAATGAGTTTCCTTGAACTCCTACATTAACCCAACTATCAAAATGGGAATTAACGAAACTCCTCAGTTCAACCATTAGTACAGATTCAACCTCATAAGATAGATCATCGTTATAGGTAATCTGAGGATTATATAGAGAAACTAATTCAGAATATCCTGAAATTAAAGAACTATCAAACTGTGTTACTAAAGTAGGTTCTCTTAAAATGTAATTACCTTTATTTTTAACTGCATTTAAAAGGCGAAGTACTGCCTCCTCCATGCTCAAATCACCATGATTGGTTTTTGCTTTAATTTTTTGTAAGACTAGCATTAAATCCTGAATAAGTTTTTCTTGAAAAGATTGAACTGATTCAAGGATTACTTTTTCTGTTGCTAAGATTTCTTTGTATAGTGGGATCTGAACATCCCCAATTTCTATTGTGCCCTTTGGAGTAATTTTAATAGGTTCTTCAAATTCTTCAAAATCTTCCACTACTGCTTTTAGAAAATCTACAATATTCATAATAAAAATGTGCTAAGAAACTGTTATAATCTTAGCACATTTTTATTCATTATTCTATATTTAATCTAAAATTACTGGTACATCCTAGTAGGAAACACTAGGTTTGTTTTTATACCATACTGGGAATAGAAATCTGGAGAGTCAATAAGATTTATAGGCTTAGTGTAATTTTCAAAATTTTCTAAAAGATAGGGAAGGTTAATCGCATCATATTCTTTAGGTGGATTACGAAGATCTATTAAAAGTCTACGAAGTTCAGGACTAGTATTTTTCATTTTAATGTTGTCTGAGTAATCACCACACATAACTTTGTATTCAATGATGTGAAGAGGATTAGTTATATTGATCTGCTCTTTCTTCTTTTTCCCTAAAAATTTAATTTTATCTTCAAACCATAAACTAAAACCATAATCTACAGTTCTTAGTTGTGGGAAATAACCTTTAGTGCAGATCCAAGAAGTATTTTTACTTGTTAGTTGTAATAAATCTGAATCTACACTAGCTATTAAAATTCTTTCTTGATCTTTTTCTTCTTTTAATTCATTTAATCTAATATACGCTGCTATAAGATCATCAGCTTCATAATGAGTGTAACTTAGTGCATTTACAGCTTCAGCAAAATGTTCTAAGTAGTTCATCATTTCACCTGTAATAGGAGGACGGTTTCCTTTGTATTCTGGGAATATGAATTTTCTCCAGTATGGCTTATAGTCAGTTAGCCATATTTGTTTTTTACAAAATATTTTATTCAAAAAAGGTAAATGAAGATAATGTTTTGCCATTCTTACAGCATCTTTCTTTAACTCTTCTGCTCTTTCTGATTCTGAAGAATAAGAATTATGCTGAGTTTCTTGATCGTAAACTTCGTAACAAGTTCGACTAATAGTATTTGTGTCTACTAAGACAGTATCATAGGTTAGGTTCATTTTTAAATTAAAAGTAGAGTAAAGTTTAAGATTAGATTTTATCATTATAGCATGATATTTGACTTTGGAGAAGTTTTAAGGTATTATTTTAAAGTAGTTAATAGACATCTAGACATCATGTACCATTTTCTTGATCTAATTTTTAAAGTTTCTAAAATTACTTGTCCTAGAACAACTACAGGAAGTGCTTACTATTACGGTGATTTTGTAGTAAGTATGGGTTGTATCTATAAAGATATTAAAGCTGGAGGAATTAAAGCTGGGTTAGAGCTTATTGCAGAAGTGAGAGAATACGAATTAGATAAAACAGATTCAGAGAGAGGAGATATCTTATTCTGGTTAGTGTATTTGAGGGAATACGTAGAAGATGCAGCTAAAGAGATTTATTTTGCTTATGAAGATCATGTATGTGAAATTTTTAATTATCCGGGAATAGATAAAACTTTTAGAGAAGAATTTGATTATTTTTGTTTTCTAGATGCATTTGCTAAATTTCATAGATCTGATAAAGTGAGAAGTAAGAAGAAAAAAGTTCAAGATTTTTGTAATTTTGTATTTCAACTAGATTTACTTACTAAAATGATCCTTAACGATAAAGAAAATGTATGTTCAGATTTTGAATACTTACAATTGCTAGCTAGACAAAACTATGCTAAATTAACAGAAAGACATAACGTATCATAGGAGAAAACAGATGACTGCTAATTTCATGAGAGATTTTGTTCCTTACTTAGGGATGACTATAGTAAAAAATAGATTTGATAATGAGCGTAGTTTTCAATATACTAGTTTTAATGAAAAAAGACATAGCTTAGAAAAAAGAGATTTAATTGCAACTAGATTTCTTATTGCTGTTAATAGATTAATTCTTGAAGCAGAATGTAATTTTCTAGAAGAATATAATCCCTGTACTGTGAAAAGATATGAAGTATTTTCATTACTATTCTATCTTAGAACTATTATAGTTAAAGTTCTATTAGAGAATGTTGTAAACTACGAAACTAACTACGATCCAAATATCTATGATCTTCCAAACAGTCATCAAAAATTTTGTAGAAAAACTCTTATGTGTGCTACATTAAAATTATTTGATTCTGTAGATGCAGAAACTGAAAGAATAGATTTCATAGATATAATAGTTAGCCAGCTTTCTTGTTTACTAGAAAAACTAAATCTAGAATCTAATTATGAAGTAAATAGCTTAATGCAATCAGAATACGATAAATACATCCAACTAGAAGAGGAAGAATACGGCAATTAAAATTAAAATCTCTAGAGGTTAATTCTTCTAGAGATTTTTTAGTAAAACTAATACAAAATTGTTGCTAAATCTTTTCCTTTTTCTTTAGCTCTGTAGAATCTAGCTTTCATTGTTCTAAAATCAACACCTAATTCTTTTGACCAAATTTTTAAACATTTAGTTTCTCCGTCTTTTTGTACTAAATAGAGATCCTCTCTATGAGGTTTTTCAATAACATCTTTATCGCTCCATCCATCTTTCTTCCTTCTTCTTAGTGTATTAGGATCTACTCCTAATTCCTTAGCCCATTCTGTGTAATGCTTAGTTTGTCCATTGTAAGTAATCTGAACTGAAGGGAGTTGAGATCTATGAACTTTAAGAATTTTATCTTCAGCAACATTTTGATTTTTTCTAGATCTTAAAGTAGTTAAAGGTATTCCTGTTTCTTCAGCAACAATATCTAAAATCTTTCCATCTATTTTGAGATTGTTTCTTTTATTTGTAGCTTGAGTTTTAGCATTTACCCATCTGCAATTTTCCTTACAGTAGTTTCCGTTGTTATCTATTCGATCAATACTTAAACCTTTTTCCCAAGTATCAAACATATCAGCATAAAAGTTTTCAAATTCTTGCCATCTAGGATCATAAGTAATTCCTCTTCCACCATAGCTAGCATAAGCATGATTTTTAGGATTATCACATCTTTGCCTTAAACCACTCCAAGTATTCCAAAAAGGTTTGTTAGAAAATCCATGCTTATAAGTGTTTGCTTCTTTTCCAGATTTAGCAGTATCTTTATTTCTTTGAGCTGTAACTTTAGATTTTAAACAACCACAAGATTTTACTCTACCTGCTCTAATTGCATCATAAGTATTTGTAAATTCTTTTCCACAATCACAAAGAAATAAACCTTGCTTGATATTAAATTTATTTCTACCTGCATCCATTAACAAAGTTACCATGATTCATAAACTAAACTACAGCTATTATTATATAAGAAACAGGTGGATAGGTCAACATACTTTCCTAAATCATAACTCCAAACAGCTAGAACTTCAAATAAAATGGCTCTAGAACGTATGCCTAGAGCCATCTATGAATTAGGTAACTGTGTTAAGGTTGTTTAGCTATTAGGTGTGCGTACGACTAGGGAACTCTCTGGCTGCTCGGCCACTACACCTAAAGTAGAACCATGCCAATCTAGTTTTTCTGGTCTTACGTATTGACGCAAAGGTACAACACCCAAACCAACCAATTCAGGATCGTATGGTAGAAAAGCCATAAACTTAGCCTGCTCACAAATAGGAGCTTCTACAATTCTGTAATTTGGATTTAGATCCATCAGTCTTTCTTTAAGTACAGATAGAACACTACGATCCGTAGTAGAACCAGCAATAGCAAAAGTGATTTTATTAAATTGTTGTCTTAGACGTGGACTAAGAACAAAAACTTCTGTTTGGTACCGATAATTTGAAAATCTGCGAACAGCTCCAGCCCATTCAATAATATTATCAACAATCTGAGATCCATTAATAGATCCGTTATAGTAGTTTGCAGTTTCAACAGATTGAGGAATACCGCTACCATTCAACAGACCAGGAATTTGATCACCAGTAACACCAAAAACAGCAGCATTTTCAATGAAATTATTGAAACCGTCATCTGTGCTTTTTGCAGCTTCTGTAATAACATCGTAGTTATTAATAGCCCTAGCTGCTTCTAGCATTGCAGGATTAATTTCAATTCCCGATGCCCAGTTTTTATTTCTAAAAGTAACAAGTCTAGGATTATCAAGAATGCTAGTAGTTCCGATGTTTTGTTTTCCTGAAAAAGGAGCAGGATTATAAACACGAAAACTAGAAACAATCGTAGAACGATATTTTTGATAACCAGGAGTAAACAACTCCATACCGTAATTACTAATAGGTAGAATTTCCCCTTTAGCAAAAGGTGTAGGGGCCATTCTCTCTTCGATAATACCTCGAAGCTCACGTAACAGAATATCTGGCAACATAGTTTTTCTTCTTTAGATTAATTTTAAATTTACTTAATAACTGAAACCAGATTACATCGTAGATACTCGCATCTTACAAATACCATTTACAGAATTTGCAGTTTCGAGTAATTGATAGTTACGTGGATCCAAAGCTACAGTTGTTACTGAAGAGGTAGGAGTAATTCGACCTTGGTTTGCACCTACAGCACATTCAACAAAAATAGGAGTATTCAGAGTAGCAATAGCAGCGATAGAGCTAACTGTAATTACACCTTGTTTCAAGACAGAGTAACGATCTCCAGATTGAACTCGATTATCACCAGTAAGGTTATAAGCAGAAATCCAAGGCATAGTGCAAGAAACTCCACCAACAGACAAAGTTTGTGCTGTAGTATTTGCAAGTACTGGCAAACGATAAACATCAATCTTTGTTTGATTCCCATCTGCTAAGAAAACAGCAGCAAAATCAGGAATTACAATTCTACCTTCTGGGATTGGTGCATCTACAGGAGCAGTGAGAGTTAAAGATGTAGCATTAACAGTCAGAGTTCCGAAGACACCGTATGTTGCTGAAGTTACGTTTACAGTAGCTGCAAGTCCCCAGTTTGTGAAGTTTGTAAATTGAACAAATCCACTAAGCAGAGTTTGGATATAAAGATGGAAATCAGCAGCTACAAAACCTGTAGCAGGAACAACGTAAGTTCCACGAATTTCTGCATTATCGTATCCGTTAACAAAAACAATTTGGTTAACAGCGTTAGCCGTAGTAGTCAAAGAAGTACCAATGATTGTTCCTGTAGGAAGTACACCAGCAGCAGCACTAGCAACAGCAGGCTGAGAGATATTCTCAGTACCTACCAACATTCCAGCTCTAGAGCGTGGAAGATTATTCAAATCATAAGGGGATGGCATTTTATTAAACCTGAATTTTATATTTTAATGAAAGAAAATTAAGAATTACTTCTTTTTCCAGTATTTAGATTGAACAACTTTAGAAGCATCATAAGATTCAATCTTTACTTCTACAGGAAGCTTAGATTCACAATTTTTAGCTTCCTTCTTTTCTTCTTCTTCATCAGGAACCATACACATAGCAGCTTCAAGAAAAGTAGCCTTTGTGGATTCCTCAATACCTTCAAAAGATTTTTTAGGGAATTTAGTTGTTAGAATATGTGCCTTAGCTGCTTCAATGTCAGATCCTTCATAACCAATCTTTCCAGCAAAAGTAATATACTTTCCAGCACTAAGACCTTCTTGATAGCCTTCCAATTTTGCTTTTGCTAGTTGTGCTTCAAACTTAGCTTCATGATCATCTCCCTCAGCCATCATGATTTTAATTGCCTCCACAGTTTTAACAGAAGCCATTTCAGCAATTTTTTCAATTTCCATTTTGTTTATTCCTTCAGTTTTTATTAACATTGTTCTTCCACCTCTAGCATACCCATTAGGAATCATGCAAATGTGGTTATATAGCCTGTTTCCTTCAGCATCTTGCACATAGCAAGGAGATGTTTCCTCGATGCTTCCAGATTTGATTAAATCTTGAGCTAATGAGTTTTTAATCAAACATTTCACTTCTCCTACATTATCAACGATTCTATATTCCCCAATTGAGGTACCAACAGTTACATCATTGTAGTTTTCAGGAGTAACAAAAGTTTGATTTCCATCTGAATCAGTAGGGTGCCAAACAGTGATATCAATTCCGGCCAAAGTTCTATTGCTTTCAATATTTTCAATTTGTTGGCGAGTAACTATATAACTTCCGTGTCCATAGTCTTCTATGATCGTAGGTGTACCAAAAGGTAACCACACAATCATGTTTCCAAAAATGTCATATTGAAATTTTTTATTTGCCATCTTGACGCTCAAGCTTTTCTAGCTTTTTTAAAAACCTATCTTCTGCTTTTATTAAATCATAGACAAATTCAGAATTTTTCTGAACTATGAAGTACTCATATACAGTGACTTGTTCAATTGGAACAAGTAATGAATCACCGAAAAGAAGTCTTAGAGTATCGCCTTGGTAGAATAAGAAAAAAGCAAAACTTCTTAGTGAAGTCAAACCTAAAACTTTAGTATTTCTATACAGGAACGAATGTTCTATCACAGCCAAATTGACTGTTCTAGAGCCTAAAACTACTTCTTTAATTTCAGCAAAAATAGGATTTTTGTTCATAGACTCCATTATACATTAAAAGAAGAATCTTAAGCAATAAAATATTTAAAATAAAAACTAGATTGCAGTGACGATATTTATAGGAGAATTTAGTACAGGAGCAGTAGAAGAAGATTTTTGCTGAACTTGTATTAGATCTCCAACAGTATAAGAAGAGTAAGGTATTTCTAAATAATCTTGACTAATTGACATTGTTTCGTAGATAGTTGCAGAAGTAGTTAAATTTTTAATAATAAAAACTACTGAAGGTAAAGGAACAAGATTAGAAGATCCGAAATTACCATCATCTGTAAATCCTAATTGTTTTCTACGAAGATAAAGAAATCCAGCAGATACTTTTAATTGAGCTAATGTAGGCTCATTGATTCTTTTTTTAGTTTCTGGAGAAAGAGTATAACTAGCTGACCCACTAGAAGCAGTGTAGGATAAATAGCTGTTATTAAATGTGTTTTCTTCTGCTAAACCAAATAACTCATCTGCCACATTTATAGAATCTTTAGATCCATAAAAACCGTAAGTTACATTATTTAAAATAGCTAATCCAGAAGAAGAAGTAACGCTACCACATCTTATCCAAGATCCTCCCACATAGTAATCTGTGAAAGGAAGTATGCTCATAAGTCCATCAGCTAAACTAATAGAAATTGTTTTCTTGTCGTTAGAAATACTAGAAACAACACCTCTTAAGAAATTTGTAGTAGGAGCTACTAGAGAAGATCCAACAGTTGTTACTAGGCTTGAAGTTTCTGTATAGACAGTTAAACCTACAGAAGAAGATCTAGGCTCAGTATCTATAAGCCTAAATACCGGAGGATTAACTACACCAGGATTATAAATATTAGAAAAACTTTGATTTTGAAAATCTTGATATGTAGCTGGAGCTGACCAATTTACAAATTGAACCCTAAGACTTAGATCTGCACCTTGTTCTATTCGAGTAATGAGGATTTTTAAATCTAAATCATTTGAATTTAAAGCTTTTAAAACACAAACATCATTAGCTTCTAAATAACTGTAAATACTTGTTAAATGTAAAGTACCAGAAACAAAAGTATTTCTTAGTCTATTTCTCACTACCCAAGCTCTATACTGAGCTGAAGCAGGATCTAAAGAAATCTCTAAACTAAAATCTCTAATATTATTATCTGATCCACCTACTTTTACAGAGTTAGAATCATACTGTCTGCTTGTATCTCTAAACCCAAAATTAACAGCATCTGGTAATTCAGATTTAGGAGAAATAACTATTTCTGGTTCTGACAAATGCCCAGAAATAAGAATATCTACTGTATTAGAATCATCAGGATATGGAGAAAATACTAAATTTCCTTGACGATCTTCATAAACTACTTTATTAAAAACAGTTAAAAGATTAATAATGTCTTGTGCGATATCTGTAGCACGAGTATTAAATCCAATTACTTCTTCATCAAAACCAGAAGTGTAAGTAGCTGTAATCCCCTTTTCTGCTAATAGCTCAGTAATAATAGAAACTAAAGTAGTGGTTCCTGTAGGTGGCTGAGTGTTAGGAGTAGTATTTAAAGTAGGAGCTGAACCACGAATAAACATTTTTCCAGCCCAACCTACAACAGCCTCATCTAAACCACAGAGAGCATGTGTTGTTCCTGCTGAATCTTTAATTTCTCCAAGTTGAGAGTAAAAAGGGGAATAAACCGTAGAAGACAGAATTACTTCTCTTACAGTTCCCCCTTTAGCACAAACTAAAACTTTATCTGTAAGAATAACCTCTGGAGTTCCAGTATAAAAAGGAGCGCCAATACTATATTTCCCTGCAACACCAGGAGGATTTACAGAAACAGGTGTAGAAGCTAATGAGATTGAGAATAGTGTATTATCTATAAAATTAACTTGAGTCTCTGATCCTGTACCAATTACAAAATAAGCGTACATCCCAAAGATAGCTAGAGTAGGAATAATACTAGCTGGGCCATTAAAAACAGAAAAATAGCCTGAACTGATCCAACCATTAGGAACAGTTATTCCAGCTATAGTATTGATTAATAGATTTGTAGGAGTATTTGCAGTTCCAGCATAAGTTATTCCTCCCAAAGAGTTTTGAGGATTATTTGTAATATATGCAGTTAAAGCGGATCCTCTTCCTCCATAAAGTTTTCTTAAAGCTGAGTCTACTACTAAAACAGAAATACCGTTATAAATTAGATTGCTATGTCCTTGTTTAGCATATACTGGATCTGTAACTGTTTGAGTTCCATCATAAAATCTGTAGTTTAGATTATCAAATTTCTGTCCCCCTGTTACTGAATCCCCTACTTTATTGCTTTCATTATCTTTGTCTAAAGGTAAATCTGAAATATTTGTAGCTACAATACTTCCATTAATTCTTAAAGCACGTAAAGTAGTATTACTAGGATTAACATGTAGAAAATGAGCGTAAGAAGATGAGTCTACAGGATCTGACCAAGTGTACTTATCTAACTGAACCCTATTATTCAAACTTGGATCCAAAATATACATCAAAGTACCAGGAACTAAAGTAGTCCCCCAAGCCCAATAAAGAGGAGAGCCAAAATCGCCATTAGGAACTGAGTCTTGGGATTTTGGTTGATCTTTAGGAAACACCCAATTAGATAAAGTTGAAAAAGCAAAAGATAAAACAGTATCAACAACAAAAGCCATATTAATTTTACTCTAAAAATGTCTTATAAACGATAAATAATATATATAAAAGTAAAACTAACTTCAATACTTCTTCCATACTAATCCCCTAAATAAGAATACCTATAACCGTTTTTTGGAATTTCTCCATACTCTGTTTTTAGAGTAAGATTTGATTGATAGATACACACATCATCAAACACTAAACCTATATGTGCAGATTTAATAAAACGGATTAATATAATATCTCCTTTAGGATCTCTTTTAAAGTTATATGCATCAAAGCAAGATTTGTAGTAATCATACCTTCCTAAACCTCTTTTAAGTTCATTCTCCCATTCACATCTATATCCTTGTGATCTTAAATAAAGAATCCCTAAACCTACACAATCAGCTCCATAAATATCGCTTTGACCTACTTTAAATGGAATTTTAGTATTTCTATAATCGAACATATTAACTCCTCAAAGCTCCATAAAACTGTTTTAATGTCATCTTAGCGCTAATCATTTTATTGCAGAACTGAGATAATGCATCTAACATATCATCAGTTTTTCCTTTAGGAAAAGCTAAAATCTCATAAATAAGAAGATTCATCCACACACAATGCGGGAATCTTTTAAGGCTAGGAAACCTCATAACACCTTGAGTTATTCTAGGTAAAGCTGCTAAAGTTCTATCCTGTTTAGATCCTTTAGGATCTACTCTAACAACTTTATCAGGATACAAAACTTCTAACTCTGGAATCAATGCAACACCAGCAGATTTATTTTCTATTATAATTCCATCCACATTCCATTCTTCAATAAGTTCAATACTCTTCATTTTACCAGAAGGATATTCAAACTTATTCGCATGACCAAACAAAACATCATATCTTAAACCTTCAGGAGTAGAACACTCACCAATAACCAAAAACCCCCAGTTACAAGCTTCATCAGAAATTGAACTAGCAGGATCAATAGTTACAAATATTCTTGTGTATTCTGATAACTCTTCATAGTAAACTAAAGAATCCTGAGTAACATAAGCACCATTAGAAACCATTGGTCGCTGTTGATACTGTGCTTGAAAGTTCTCAACAGTTAATCTTAGTGCAAACAAAGTTTCTAAAGATTCTAGCTCAGGATTTAAGACATCTAATTCCGGTCTTTCCCAAACTCTTCCTGTAGTTGGAAATATAAATATCTGTTTTTCTTCAGCGTATGATTGTAATTCTAAATATTGAAAACCCTTCTCCTTCATCTCACCAGCTAGATCAAAGTCTGAAAGTCTCTGCATAGTGATTAAGACAGGAGAAGGGTTGTTTATATTCTTACGGTTTCTTCTGGACATTAGTCCATTAGAAAACTCATGATAAACTCTAGCGCAATGAGATTTATTAAAAGCATTTTTTGTAGCAATAGGATCATCTACAATGATGTAGTCAGCACCCATACCAATTTTAGTATTAAGCATAGTCCAATATGCAAAATATCCGCCATCAGCATTTTCTACTCTTCCTTCTTTATCTTTAACGATGTTGGCAGGGCAGAGTTTACGGTAGTCTGAACTACTAAAAACCCTCTTTCGGTCAAGGGCAAAATCTTCCAATACTTCTGGAGTACTGGATACGTTAACAATGCGAGTGCCAGAGTTGTTAATCCAAAGCCACAACGGGACAGCAACTGAGAAGAATTTTGATTTGCCATTTCTAGGGGGTAAACATATTATAAGGTTTGGTATTTCTCCAGTAATCCATGCTTTTGCATAATCCACCATTAGATCATATCCGTATGGAGATTTACGAAATGGATCATCAGTACATAATGGCCAAACTAAATCAGTAAAAAAGAAAGATAGATCTTCTTCACATTTTAATAAATATTCAAAATACTTATGATTTAATTTATCCATAACTGATTCTATTTTATATCGGATATATGCTTAGTTCTGTAAAAATTGTTAAAAAATAATAAACTTTATAAAATCTTTACAATTTTTAAAGATTTGCCATATATTCCTTATACTCGGATACTGTCATTTCAGAAGGATCTACAACCTTATTTTTTATTTTTATATCTTCATTTTCATCCAATAAATTGTTTTTATTAGTTACCATAAATTTATAAATAGCAATAAGCTCTCCAGTAGTAAAACCTGTTAAATCTCTAGTTAATAATTCTGATAAAATATCTTCTGTAAAAGCAGATATTTTAGATTTAACTTCTTTAACTTTTGGTTTTGAAGAAGAATCTTTGACTAAAATATCTGCCTCATCTAAATAATCAATCATTCTTTTTTTCCTCTGGTTTTAGAATTTTATCTTCTTTTTTTCCTTTTAATTTTACAGAAGGTGATTTCGACCAATAAGCAAAAACAGTACTTACAATACCTAGATCGTAAGTATCACTTCTTTGTTCTTTAAAAACTCTTCCAACAATTACATCTAAAATAATTATTAAAGACAGTATAGCATGGATAACAAATAAGTTTCTCATATCTCCTTTAAAAAAAAATAAGGCCAAGCTACTACACTTGACCTTTGTTTAACAAAGCATCTTAACCTTACTTTGCAGCAGTGAAACCGTAAAGGCGACGAAGAGCATTTACAGCGGTAAGCTGAGTAGGTGTAAGGATGCTAGAACCTGCTTGTACTTCAAAGGACTGAACTTGTCCTTGAATCTGGTAGGTTTGGATCTGAGCAACGTTACCCTGTTGCTTATCGGGGTAGGAAAGTTGCATTACACCATTTTCCGAATATTGTCCGTTGTAATCTACCAAGTAATAAACAGAACCAAGTTCCTTACCAACCTTTTCAAGAATATTCCAATAAGCTTGATCATTACGATCAGGGAATCCTTGAATTGTTGCCATTCTCTTATATCCAGTGTTAACGTCAGTTAACAAGTTACCAGTACAAGTAGTGGAATTAGTAGCAGTTTGAGGAGGTGCAGAAATATTGAAACCACTAGTACAAAGAATAGCAGCCAACACAGAACTAGCAGTGCCATTAATAGCTACAGCAGCAGGAGCCGCCTTAATAGCTACAGCAGCAGGAGTAGTAGTAATATTGGTAGTTTCTGTTACTTCAATTGCAGTAGTGCCAAAAAACAGAATTGTGCCTTTATAAAGAGGCAAAGATGTAGAAGCAGTATAACCACCAGCAATATAAGCAGGATCCAATCCGATAGTAGCTGTACGATCATTAAGAGCAATTGCAACAGTGTTAATTACTTGCTGAACTGGAGCTGTATCGCCACAATCGAGGTTAGGAAGTACAGCAGCACGAATATTAGAACCTAGAACCTGAGAACAAATAGCGCTCATAGAGAAATCCTTATTTTAATTTAAAAGTACTTTTAAGTCTATTTTAGTGTAACATTAAAAATAGATTCTGAGGAGTATTTTTTTAAAACTAATAAAATAATGACTTATGATGTAGTTGGAATTATTCAAGAAAGAATAGAAGAAGTTTTTGATGATAAGATTCTCTGGCAAACAGAATTTAATACAACTGTAAGAAAATACTCAAAAGAAATAATCCTTGCTGGTGTTGCTAGAGATACTAGAGATCAAGCAAAAGTAAGTATGACAGAAGGGTACCAAAATTCTTTTAGTATAGAAGAATGCGATATCCATGGAATTGTAATTGTTTCCGATGATCCTGATACAGAATTTATTAATGATGATAGGCCGGAATTAGAAGATTACATTATTGATAATATTGATCTTGAAGAAGTTACAGGAATGTTGATCTCTAATTACTTTGAAACTTTAAACCTATGAATTGCTTACTTCATTTTTCCAACTGTGTATTTTTTAAACCTGACAATAGAGACATTACTATTGATGTAAATTCTCCGTTGGGTTGGTATGTGTTGTTTAGTAACAAAAACTCTAGTCCAGAATTAATCTTAAGAAACGACATAAATCAATATATTGGCTATTCTACTTTCCCTCCTATCTCTAATGCTGATTGTCCAGAAGTTTTAATAAAGAATTTTGGAGTAGGGAAATGCAGTTTAGTATATCTTTCTATAGAAGAAGCCAACAACATTGGAGAAAGAAAAGAAAAAAATGAAGGGATAAACTCAGAGTATGGAAACTATGCGGGTAGGGTTATTTATCCTTTTAATGAATCTCTAGATACTGAAAATGTACAATACTATGGGTTCATAAAAATTTATAGTGGTTTTGACATCTACGCTAAAGATGAAGAACTAAATACAAAAAACAGTAAATTTGTAGAAATAGAATACAGGATTTCCACAGTAGATACTTTAATTCCTAGTTTTGTATTTGGAACTCCAATTAACCTTCAAGCTACAGAAATAAAATATAATCCTGTCAAAGAAGCGAAATTTACAACTTCTGGAACTGTGCTTAATGTTCTTTACACTGGAAATCAAGTATCTAGCTTTACACTTACAAATACTCTACCATTTGAAGTAGTATTACAAAACAAAGGAGAAACACAAAGAGTTTATAATATTTTTTGTAAACTTACTCCAGATGTAGGCACAATAAAAATTGATGAAGATAAAATCTTCATCAATTCTGCTACGTCTAACTCAGTTACAGTAACTGTATCTAATCAGAACAATTTCTATTTCAATCCTAAAATTGTGTAACTAGCCCTCATCTTGAAGAATTTCTAGAATAGCTTCAGTATGCTCCTGTTTTCCTAATTTACGATTTTTAGACTTAACAGATACTTCATCTTTATCTTCTATAGTTTTATTTTCAGAAGATAAAAATGGTTCTGAAGGTATAACTATTTGCTGTCTTTGAGCAGCTAATTTAGCAGCATTCTCATAGATTCCTCTAGTTTCAGCTACAAGAGCGTCTAGTTGATCTGGATTATCTGCTAAGTGAGGAAAAGAAGATTTTAAAGTTTCAAGGTCTATAATAATTTCCATGGTTTACCAATAACATTTAAAAACAGTTTAACAACAATCAGCTTTAGGTGCAACATATACACCCATTTTTTTATAGTTGTTGATCAAGTACCTCAATTTTTCTCCACAATTACTACCAGAAAAAATACCATGCTTACCTTCTGCAAATTTTACAGAAGAGTTTCTACTACTAAGATTCGTAGGCACTCCAGGATAGCCCTGATCAGCCCAACATTGAATGGTAAATAAATGACATACAGCATAACCTAAAGCCATAAGTTGATTATCTTCAGGGATATCTTTTATGTATGGGCCGAACAATAAATAAGCTTCATCAATTGTAGTCAATAAAAAATCACTGTACCTAGGATTAGAGTAATTTGGTTGAACACTTAGAATTTCTACAACAGTTGGTTTAGTAATTAACATTTTAAAAACTCCTAAAATTTCCATAAAGTTCTAACTCGCTTAATAGCCAAGTTAGAGTACCACCACTATTATTTCCTGTAGTTTGAAATCTAAAAAATCTGTAATAGCCATTTGGTGTCACAGTAAATCTATAATAAGTATTAGCAGCACTTATTGTCGTGTTATTAACTTCTGTATCTAGTGTAACCCAATTAAGATTAAGATCTGCCAAAGCAACATTTCTCCAATTAGGTAACAAACTTGTTGCTCCTTGTACAATCCAATTTCTAGGAAAATTATTAGTACCACTTCTAATCACATAATCAGTAAGTCTAAAGTCTGTATCTTCTTCTAACACTATTAAAAGATAACCTTCACTATCAGATGTCCAATTAGTAGTAGTATTTCTATCTGATAAATTTATAGTAGTAGATAAATTAGAACCAGCAAAATTTACTCTATAGTTAGCAGGATTAGACCAAGTTTCTTGTAAACCCCTAGTTCCTAAATAGTAAAATAAACCTGAAGAATCACCAAAAGAAGAAAAATCTAAATTAGCTGTTGTTGGTCTAATACCTAAATAATATATTTGTTGTACTTTAGTTAAACTAGCTCTATTAGGTTGTGAAAGAGTATCAGGAAAATAAATTTGCTCATAAATATAACAATCTGAAGGAGCGGAAACACTAGCATTAGAATTAGTTCTAAAATCTTGACTTAATAAAACACTTATAGAAGGGTATCCAGATTGCCCATAATTAAAGGGATATGTACTATCATAAAAATCTGGTGCTACAGATTCTCTACCAACCTCATTTACAACATGTATGAAAGTATCTGCTGCCATGACTCCATTAGTACCATTAGTAATTTTAAAAGCAGTTCTAAATACAGAACCCCAAAAAGAAGTAAAATAAGCATTAGCATTTGTAAAACTTCTAGCATTAGCAATTCCCGTATATGCAGCAACCATACTAATAGTATAGTTGAATTGCCCAGCAGGAATAAAATTAGCAAGAGGTGCCTGTAAGAATTGAGTAGTTGCTTGCTTTATTCCAACTTTTCCTCTGAACTGCTGTAAAACTCCACCAATACCAACAATTCTAGGCATCAAAGCATCAGTACTTTGAACATAGTTAAAATTATTACCTGATTGATCATACCAAATCGTTACTCCACACTCATTAATACCAGCAAAAGTCAACAAACTAACAGTGTCTAAAGATCCATCATCTAAAAAACCAACATCTAAAAATGCTCCATCTGAAATTCTTTTTACTCTAATACAATCTCCTACATATTCTCTTCTTAGTTGTCTTAAACTCCAAGCAGCTAAAGGCTTCTGATTAATGAAATCTAAAGGCATAGTAACTTTTAACGGAATAATAGTTAAAGTAACAGTGCTAGGAGATGCATTAATATATCCATTACCGTCTAAATCAATAACAACTGTTTTATTTACCAGAGAGGGTATAACTTGTGGAATTGTAGTTAATTGAATATCTACCGATTGAGTACCACTAGGAATTGTTACAGTGCCATTAGTATTTGTAAAAGTAGTAGCACCAGTAACGGTATAATCTACATTAAAAACTGCTGAACCTGAAACAATAAAACCTACTTCTAAAGTATCTCCTAAAGAATCAGTTTTTGAAAAAGTAATTATAGAATTTGCCATAACTAAGAAATATTATAATGAAAAATTTGAGAATTATTTACTTGACCAATTTCTGTTGCATTAATTTGCACATCCCATAAAATTAACTCATAAAAATAAACAGTACTAGCAGATCCACTAGAATTTGAATTTATTACTAAATTTTTAGTTCCACCAGGAGGAAGGCTTGGTTGTGTAGATCCTGTAGTAAATAAAACATTATTTTCATAAACATCGCAATTAGCTCCTTGTTTACCTACCATCATATAAGAGTATTTCTTAGCATCAGCAGGCATAGAAAGAAGAAGACCAGAAGTAGTTGAACCAAAAGCTCCAGTATAAAAAACTCTTTTTCTTCCATATCCCAAAGGAAATGTCCAATCTTGAGAAGCAGAACCATTAAAATGACTTAAAACTTTTTGATTTGTAATATTATTTAAAGCATGAACTTCTGATATAGTAAAAAAGCTAGGAGTAAAACTGTAAAAAGTAGTAGAATTTGTTACTAACCATTTAGATGTAGAATCAAAATAAATAGCAGGTGTTTGATCTAAATAACTAGAAAGAGATCCACCTAAACGCCAAATAACAGGTTGATTTGCTAAGAGAGTCTGTGTAATGTTATTACCATTTCCTGACTGATCATACCAAGTTCTAACAGTTCCTAAACTTGTACCACAGGCAGTTCTTAAAGCAGCAACATCTAAAGCACCAGAAGGAGTAAAACCAATATCTGTTTCTACTAGAGTTGTATTATTTACAACTCTTAGACAGTTTCCAGTATAAGCAGATCTTAACTTTCTTAAAGCTACAGCACATTTAGGTTGATTTGTTAAATAGTCAAGAATAAATTGAACAGGATTAGCTTTTACAGTTATTGTAGAAGATAAAGGAGAAATACCTAGATAACTTGTAGAAGCAACAACAGTTAAAATAATTGTCTTATCTATGCCAAAAGGATTAGTAGAAAATACAGTATCTATATAAATAGTTTTTGAAGTTTGTCCCGGATCAATTGTAATTGAAGCAGTTGTTGTTGTAAAAGTAGTAGCACCAGTAACAGTATAATCAGAACCAAAAACTAAAGTACCGCTAACAGCTAAATTGACTACTAAACTGTTAGTAGTTGATGTAGTTCTTGTAATAGTAAATTGTGTTTTCATAAAAAAATAGGATCTGCACCTACAAAAATTTGGTTATTAAAATCATCATTCCCGTGAGTAAGAGATCCTGTTTCAAAATAAACAACATTCGATACACCTGAATTATTTAAAAGTAAATTTGAAGATTCTAAATAAACAAAATCATCAAGAGTACTGTTTATAATATTTTCTGTAATATTTAACCACAAAATAATATTACCAGTAGTAAGTTCATCAGGAAAAATACTAAGAAATATAAAATATTGAAAAGGTTCAAAAACAAGCTCTAAAGGTGATCTAACAAAAAGACCAGGTTTTATAAAAACTTCATATTGCCCAAAACTAAATACTCTAAATCTTTCTCCTGAATCACAAAACCCAGGAAAAAATTTTTCTTTAGGTAAAGTTACAATTAAAGTTCCTGATCCAAGAAACCAGCCAAAATCTTTCTGAGGTGATTCTAAAGCAGTAGCAGGAACTGAAAATTGAAAATTCTTTTCCGACACACCTAAACCAGAGTCAATTTCTTCATAAAATTCCCCTTGAGCATACCTACTTTTGTACCCTGATTTTTGAGTTTGAGGTAGTAGTATTTTAGGTGTGGTGCAATCCATATTAGTCTGTTAAGAGTCACTAGGGGCATTATAGCACATGCCTAGCCTCTTAGCTGCACTAAGAGTAATCACTGTTTGTTTAGGAAGAGATGGAATATTTGCAAGGTAAAAACCTTTAAAATTAACTATTCCAAAATTTGAATTATCTTGAGGAAATATGCAATCAAACCAAGGATGATGATAACCTACAACTGTTTTTAATTGAGAAAAAGCAAAATCATTATTTCTCTGATAATACCAGCATATAGAGTTAAGAATACTGATAAATCGATCTACTGAAGGGTATGTTTTACATAAATCTAATACAATATCTAAATCAACTTCCCAATACTCAAAACTGTAATTGCTACCATATTCTTTAGCAGCAGACATTTTTCTATATGAGTCTGTTTTGATATTAAAACCTGAATTTTTAGATAAAGGTAAATCAGTGGAATACTCAAATTCATGATCAATGTAAATTCCTTTATATTTATTTCTGATATAGTCTATTTGCTCTTGAGCTAAATTTGGTACATATTCTGACCAAACCTTACAATCTACTTTACTCATTTTAACCTTTTTATTACTTAGTAAATTTCAAATTCTTCAACACAAATGACTACTAATCCATTTAAACCATACAAATTAAAATCAAATTTACACTCAAAAATTGATTTTGCTTCTTCACGACTATTTGCTAAACATGCTGCAAGAAGTGTACCCCCCAACACTTTAACTAGTATATAATTTGCCGATTTTTTATTTTTCATGTTTATAAAACCATAGTATAGAATAAACTCCTAGCAGTGATATTTAAAGTTTTCATCTTAATTAACCTCATAATTAGTAATCAACACTTCGTTAATCTTACCACGTTTTTCACCATCTGAGTTAATAGATCTTCTAGCTTCTACTAATTCTACATTAAACTCCTCAAACATAGAATGCACTAATTCACAATCTGAGTTACAAAACATGAACTTAACACCTTTAGCATCTAACTCTAAACAACACCTATGAAGATCACAAAGATCATTATAGGTAAAGCCATCAGCAGTATAATTAGTAAAATTAGAAGTTGCTGAAATTGGCATATATGGAGGATCTAAAAATACAAAATCTCCTTCTTCAGGACATTTCAATACTTCCCTAAAATCTACATATTGAATCTGTCCTTGGGATAAATGTTTATGGCAGTGAAAGAGGTTGTTGTTATCTAGCACAGAATCATAGAAAGTTTTACCAAAACCTACATTAAAATCACCATGAGCATTTACTCTATGCAAGCCATTAAAACAAGTTTTGTTTAAATAAATAAATAAGTAAGCTTTCTGTAAAAGAAGATCAAATCTTACTTTAGAAGTAACTTTTCCATTGTAAATATCTCTTAAAATGTAAAAAGTTTCTTCATTAATTAAATCACCATAAGATTTCTCAAAAGCTTTTTCTACTAAAAAAAGAATCTTAAAATTATCTCTAATAGCATGATAAGTTCTAATTAAATCTTTATTAACATCAGAAATAAGAAAATCTTTTGGTCGTAATTTAAAAAATACTGCTCCACCTCCAAGAAAAGGTTCATAATACCTTTTAAAATCTTTAGGGATTCTAGGAATGATTTCTGGTAAAAGCTGTTGCTTACCTCCAGCATATTTCAGAAAAGGTTTAGGTAAAGTTGTAAGATATTTATTAGATTTAATCATTTCTAGTCTCTATTCTGGAATTTGGTTTAGGTGTAGTTGGTGGTTTTCTTCTATTTTTTAAAACTTTTCTTTCTAAAAGATCCATTTCTTCTAGAGTTTTAAAATAGTTTTCTTGGTCTTCTTCTTTAGCATACTTTCTCAGTAGTTCATCAAATTTATCGTATTGTTCCAAAGTCAAAACAGGGTATGTCATTTAAAAATCCTTTAAAATACTAATAAGAATAAGAAACTTTGTAAACAAATCTCTATCTTTCTTTACTTTTAAAACATACAAAGGAACTCCTGAAAGATTTGAAATGAAATCAGGAAAAGCTATATATATGAGCCAAACATTGATTTTTTCAATAAAACTGCTGAACAAAGAATGCTTTTTAGACTTTTTAATAAAATAAAATTCTTTAGATCTAAAAAATAAATCAAAATCTATATCTACATTCTTCCAATCGATTCTTTCCATATCTAAAAGAACTTCTGAATAGTTAGGAATTAAAACTCCAAAAATATCTACAATTTCTTTTTCTACTACAATCCTAATTTCTTTGTAAAAACTGATTCTTGAATCATTCCATTTTTGTTTTAAAACATAATTAATCACATCTTGATCAATTTGATCTAAATTTTCCACATATTCTTTTAACAACATTCAGTATCCTCAACATTCTCTCTATGATTTTCGTCTGTACACACAATCACTGTATCTAAAAAAGTACTCAATTTGTACTCCATAATCCCTTACTTCCCTTTATAAGAATTAACCCCAAACTTCACCATCTTCTCAAAATCACTATAAGACTTCAAGATATAGCTAAGACTGACTTTCTCCTTTTCCCCGATCTTCCATTTTTCCAAACTTAACTTTTTTCCAATTCCATCTTCCACCTATTACTTACTACCTGTCCACAATACCACATAAAATAATCCCACACAACCCTTACATATTCCCTCTCCCAGCCCTACTTCTAATAAAATCT